TATCACTCGTACCATTAATACGAACTGAAAAACGATAACCTAATTGTTCAGCGTTATATTTAGCTTTCTCAATTTCAGTTACCAACCAACCCATAAAGAAATTTCTATGTTCAAAGAATAATTTAGTTTTTGCAATCCTTGCTTTATTAATATTATTCTTTTTGACATCAATACGATTGTGTCCACTTTCAGTCAAACACGCCGTTCTACATTCTTCGGTAGACATTGGACAAACATTGTAACCCGATTGACTAGCGGGAGCGAGATACAAAATGTAAGTCATTTCGTTATACTTTAACCCTTTAGCGATTTTTGAACTACTTGCGACTGAACCTAAATAAGATAAACCTGTTATCTTTTTAGCATTTCCGATTGTTGTGAATTTCATACTCATATTATTTACAAATTTTATTTTTAACTAATTCAGTCATAAAGGTATTATATCCTATTTGACATTGTATTCTTCTTTGTTTTTTGTGGTCTCTTTTAAAGGTAGGAGTAATTATTCTATCTTCACCCCATTGTTCTTTATAATAAGACATTTCTTTTTTCCATTGACTATCGTAACTTCTATCATTTGAAACTTTATTTTTAATCCAATCTTTCACTTCATCAAATCGATTCCATTCAAATAATTTATTCCACTTTTTATAATCAATATCTAATACGACAACTTCAACTATATTAGTTTTTTTACCCAACCAAAACCCAACTACTAATGTAAAATTTTCTTCTTTGTTAGCATTTCTAAAAATATCACCTAACTCAATAGCATTATTTAAACCAATACATTTTAATTGTATCGGTTTACCTTTATAATGTTTACCTTTTACATTTTCATTAATTGCGTCCCATTTTGAGGTATATGATGAACCGCTAGGATTACCATATTTTTTAACATAGTTAGACCACAATGTAACATTATTATCTTTACACCACTTTGTTTCAAATTTAAAACCGTGCGATTGTCTTTCACTCATATTATGATTTTTTTATATATATGTAGGTAGTCTTTCAACCCAATAACCAAAGATACGACAATATACGGACGTGGCAAAATATTTACAAAAGATTGTTCATTGATAATCAATGAGTTATGGTATAGTAAAAAAGTGCCATATGTAACGCATTGATTTCTAATAAAGAATTTTTGGTTATATAGGCACCCATATCAACGAGTTATATATAGAAAAAACCCCCATTCATAACTCATTGATTTCTAATAAGTTATAAAAAGGGGTGTTTTAGAAATATATTATGAATTTTTCTTATATGATAACTATTCGTAACTTTCTCTATCAATATTCACTACATACGGAAAACGAGGTATACCATCCGGCGTCAAATTAAAGTATTTGATTGTGGCTTCTTTACCTATCAACTTCTTTTTGCTCTTTAACATTTCGGCAGTTTCTTCCCAAGTACCTTTTACATTTGATTTGAATCGTTTACCTTCAATCGTTTCAAATACCATATACCCAGCGGTGCCTGTTCGGTTTCCTTCCCCCTCTACAATATCCAAAATAGTATATTCCTCATCTACGAATGACTTATGCTTCATTAAAGATTTACTTCTCTTATTCTCATATTTTTTATCCAATCGTAACATCTGACCTTCAAATCCCTTATCCACATATTCACCATACAATTCCATCACTTCATTCTCATTGTTACAAGTATCGGTTTCAACTAATACACAATGTTTTTCAAATGATTTTAAGTAATTATCAAACAATACATCCAATCTATAACATCTTTCACCAAAATTGTAATGTTCACTTGGTATATCGTAAATCCAATACTGAATATTCTTTTTACTTTCTTTTAAGTCCGCATCGGTTGGTTTTGTTTTCTTTACCAACGATACAATCTTATTAAAGTCATTTGCAAATTTGTCAGCATATAACTCACCATCCAATATCAATTCAGGATATACTTCAAATACTTCACTTAGACTTTCTCTAATGTGTGGTGCTGAAATGATTGGTTTACCATTACGACTAAACATACCATCCTTTGTAACGATACATCTAATACCATCCAATTTAGGTTGTGAGAATATTGGGTAAGTAATTTTATCTTTACTATCCTCCCACTTACTCGCCAACATAGGTTCAAAGTATTGTTCCGTATAAATGTTTTTCATATCCTCAAAGTAGCCACTCTCTAACTTTTTTATTCTCTTTGCGTTTGCTTCTTTCATACATTGTTCCTTATCAGTGGTTGCGTTTGCTCTACCTTCATTTTTACCATACACTACCGTCCATTCGTTAGTAATTTTTTTACCATCCGTTTGACCTGATATAGTTCGGTATTTATTACCCACTACTTCAATTGTCCACTCTTGTGTTTTTCCACCTTTTGTTGCTTTGTAAATTGTTTCAAATTTCATATTATTTTATTTTATTGTATTCTGCATCTAAAATTCCTCTCATCAGGGAAAGGAAAACATCTTTATTTTTTAATTCTTTTTCACCTACTGCATTTATTGAAATTACATTATCGTAATCTTCATAACATACCGAAACATTGTAACCAAATTGGCCTGCTTCTCTTTCAATAATGATTGCTGCACCTTTTGCATCACCACTTCTACTTAAACGAATAGTATAACTATGCTCCGGAGATAGACTTGTTCTTTGATAATCTATTTCTACACCTGCAACTCTCCATGCACCAATTGTTTTGTTGTTTAATTTTTCTATATTGTTTATTGTTAACATATTATTTATTTTGTAAGTTTGAATGTTCCCACCATCTTTCTGCTTGTGCTAAAACACTAGATATTTTTAGTATCAATTGTTGTTTATCCTTTATGGTATATTGATTGATTTTAATTTGAGTAGTCATTTGTAATCCCATAAGAAACAATCTATAATTGCCATCTTCATCTACATGTCTAACTAAATGAACTTCTTGTGATTTATTAAATCCTTTTGGAACCTGTCCGTCTTGGATTGCGTCAAATTCAAATACATATGATTGTTCATTCACTTTATTTGTTGTAGTTCTTACATGATAAATGTCTCTACCATAACACATCATATTTATTACCTTATCTATATTCTTTATTGTTAACATATTATAAATCTTTTAATGCTGAATTAAATGTTAATTTGGCATTCTTAATTATACCAAACCACTTTGCTGATATCCAATGGTTGTCAAATTTACCATTATCAACTCTATACATATTTACACTTTGTTCACTATCCCATTTTGGGTATCTATATACATCAACATATACCCATCTACTGGTTTCCTTAAATGCAAATCTATACTTCTCATAATAGGTTTCAACATTTCTTAATGTAAATCTACCATCTATAAAATTCATTCCCGTTATATCGTTTGGATTTTTAATCACTAACATATTACATTGTTTTTGCCATGTTATAAAATACTTCTTTAAGACCTACCAATGAACTCAATTTTGATTTAGTAACCATTACTTTTGTCAAAACAACATCACCTTTTGGGCGGACTTCATTCATTATCACATGTGCAGGTTCACCATTTGCATCCGTAGTCGGTATAAACATATCAATATTTATTCTTTCTGGAACTGCATAGTTTTGTTTTACTTCACTTAAAGAAATAGTGTAATCTTTACCACCCGGTGAGGATGCTATTTCGGAAACATCTGTGCAAACATACATTTGTGTATCTGCGTTGAATACGGGAATATTAAACTCCATATCAATTAATCTATTCGGACTTTTGTTTGTTATCTTTCTCATTATCTATTTAATTTTGTTATACATTCATCAACCTTATCTCTTAATTTACCACCATATCCAAAATCACCATTAACTTGTACATGCCTCCATTGTGGAATGCCTAATGACTTATATCCAAAGTTTAATTGCATATCATCAATAGAAATCCAATTGGTAGGTTTGAATGACTTAACCCACATTTCAATCTCACATGCTCTATCCCATTCCAACGATGAACTCATTTTCTTACGGGGGTTAAAGTGTGTTGTAGTATCTAATAAGTTCCACCTACCAATACCATAATGTTCAAATATCATACTCAACTGAATAAAACCAAAATGCTTTCTCCAATCGGATGATACTACCAATCTTGCATCGGTTTGTTTTATGATTTCACTTAATGCGTCACACTCAGCTTTGTCCCATGCGTAAGGTATTGTAAACTCATTCATCGTTCCTTCCATTATTTTCACTTTACCATCTCCCCAATTACCCCACGATAATGGGCCATCTATATCTATGAATATTGCTTTACCTCTCATAACATTAATTTATTTACTATTGTGTTCCATTCTTGTCTTTCTATCTTATCTGCATTATACATTTCAAACTCATCCGTATCTTTATTATTTCTCAATGTTATAATATGATAGTCATCTGCTAATGGTGACTTAAACAATGTATCTTTACATTTTGAAAATTCATAATCATCCATTGACATACGAAACTTCATTATGAATATTGGTTTGGGTTTCATTTGTATTATATGTGCCATAATCTATTTTATTTGTTTGTTACATTATCCCAATCATACAATACCTCTTTCAAATAGTTGAGTAATGTGAATGGGTCTTTTATATCATGCAATCCAAAATTATATTCTAATGGTGTAGAATTTATATTATCCCACAATTTCATTTTATATGAATCGTTATCACCTTTATCGGGATATCTACTCATATGAACTTTGAAATTGGTTGAATAAATATTATCATGTTCAAATATAAATTGATAATAATCAGGTTCACATTCCCAACCCATCACTTCAATATTTTGTGAATTGATTGATAATATTTTTTCTATATTGTTTATTGTTAACATACTATAATTTTTGTATTTTTTCCATTACATCCGTTACATCCGTTGGTCTTAAATAACCAATCACGTCATCCGTAATTGGTGTATCGTAACATATCTCACCATCTTTGAAAACGGCTAACTCATACAATCCTTTATCACCACCATATGAGTATTGACTTTTCACTACTGATACTTCATACCCATTGTCAAATTTAGTTCTACTTACAATTCCATATTCTTCACCCATTGGGTTTGATTTGAATATTATGTCGTTAAATGTTTTCATTTTAAATACTTTGTTCTTTATATAATTTTAATAATCTTTCACTCATTTGTTTGTATCTCATATTAAATTTGTTACTCATTTTAGATACAATCATTTGGTTTGTGTAAGGTGCGTTATTAGGATTTGACCACCTACGAGAATGATACATATAGTTGTAAAACATTACATACGCATTTGCCTTTCTAATGTAATCATCTATGTCAATGTTTAAACCCCACTTCTTCATTAAAGCAACCGACCTCTTTTCGTTATCCAATTCCAAGTCTCTACTTTTGGCAAGCGCTGTTTTGATACCTCTTACATTTTTACCATCTAACCATTCTTCAACTTTCTCCAAACCTTTACAACCATCAGTCCATACTTTCACTCCTTCCAACCATTGTGTCATGTGACAATATTCATGTACGACTACACCCAACGAATCATTACTATTCATAGCAACTACCAATTCTTTAGATTCTTCATCAAAGTAACCACTACATCTAATATTACCACTTAACTTCAAATACTTCACTTTGCGTAAATCACACTTTACACCATGTTCTTTGCATTGTTTCTTAACCCACTTTATAAATCTTATTTCTTTTGCTCTCATATAATTTTTTTGTTACGAAATTCCATATAAAACGATAGGGGATAGAACTTAATCTATCCCCGTTTCGTTCTCACCATTAAAACTACTACCAAACGATAGTTTCGTCATCGGTTGTCTCATCATCTTTCACTTCATTGAAAAGTTGAGATTCATCATCCGACTTAATATATTTTTGTAGTAATTGAGTCATAAATACTCTCTCACTATCTAACCCACCATCATTACTGAAATAAGGTAAGATTGCAATGTTTGCTGCTTCGAACAATGTGAAACCATCATAGATAAGTCCGGCTGCTTCCACATTCACCCTCGTAGAAACGATAGTTGAAATCTTACTCGCGTCAGTCTTAATCAATTGACGAGTAGTATCAGCAATCTCTGCTAATGCGTTCAATGAATACTCATCAGCTTCAGGGAACTTAAACTTCAATAAGGCAAGTTCACCCTCTTTGTCTAATAAGTCCATTTCGATTTGAACGAATCTATCCATCAATGCTCTATCCATTACTCTCGTTGCAGTATACTCTCCACCAATATTCGCCGTCGCAATAAACGTCACGCCCGATGCTACTTTGATAATTGGTGAACCTTCTGCCTCATCCAAACGTAAGTATCTTTGACCTGCGTCTAATACTGTCATAAGGATATTCGCAGCTTCTGGGTGAGCTCTACTCAACTCATCCAATAAGATAATTGCGTTAGGAGTTTTGATTGCTTTAACGAATGCAGACTCACTAAAGAATGTTCCGTTCTCTTTGTTGAAATGTGTGTTACCGATTAAGGTTGCTCTCGCATCTTGTGTAGCACCTAAGTTGAAATAGAAATCAGGTCGTTTCAAAGACTTCACTAACGATTGTGCAGCTAATGTCTTACCACAACCCGTTGGACCTGTCATTAAGATATTCTTACCTCTAACTGCTGAACGGAGTAAATACTTCCACTTCAATTCTTCAATGAATAGTCCGTTTGGTTTTAAGTCCTTACCCTTTGTGTGGATAAATTCTTTTAGTAAGTCATGTGTCTCAAATGCTTCTTGTACTGAATCACACGCCTCATCCGATATAGTAGCTGAATGTTTTTTGAACTCATCCATCTCTACCATTTTGTAGGATAACTTACCTGTTTTACCTATGTAAGCTTGGATTGCTTTATTCTCATCCATTGCTTTTTTCATAGTTTGCTTACTTACACCGACTAACTTAGTTACCGGCTGATTGTTTGTAGTTAACATTGCGAATGTTCTACCTACTTGAATTACTTTGTAAATTTCGTTTGTGAAACCTACCGTAAAGTCTTTCACTTTTGTTGTTGTTCTTTTTACCATTGTTTTTGTAGTTTTAACTTTTTTGTTACTTTGTGTATTTCTCATAACTTAATAAGGGGTTTTAATTGGTGATTTGATACTCAAATATACGACTTTTTTCCCGTATTACCAAATCTATTTATAATTGATTGATTTATAGTGTTTTATACGCATAAAAAAGACCTAATATATAACTGATTGATTACTAATGAGTTATGATTTTAGGTCTTTTTTACCTTAAATTTATGTAGTGGGGCTCTTTTGAACCCCTTACTACATAAGGGGCTTTCCGAGCCTATTTTTTGTTTTTAGATAGGAACAATTCGTTCATAGATTTTGCAACCTCAAACATATTTTCCACGTTGACATATTTTGCGTCATTTCCATACATTGTTTTGAATGCTCTCCAATCGGATGAATGTTCAAAGTTACTACCATAATCGGTAATAAAGTATGAAAGGACATCTATACCACTATCTCTAATTTTTTTCACTTGCTTTTTAGTGTGTAATGCAGCAGGTTCACCTGAATACTGAATTTCATCACTACCTCTACTAATTGAGTAAGAGGGTTGACCATCGGAAAAGTTTAAGAAATATGATTGACTTTCATTCGTTGACGGAACTAATTGTTTCAATATTGCCTCAAAACATAAACCTTCTGGTGTAGTGTTGTTCGCCTGTAAGATAGACATATATCTTGCGAATTGTTTAAATGAATCTCTACGACTATCGTGGATGATTGCAACATATGGTAAACATTGTCCACCTCTATCGGTAGAACGAACTGAAACTTGTACATTGATATTACGAGCCATCTCACATGCTTTCACAATAGCGACAGTCGATACAATACACTTTCTCAATTTATCACCACTCATAGAACCAGAATAGTCAATTGATATATGTAGGTTTGCTTTTTTGAATTGGTCAACTTCGTTTGTGAAAAACACATTCTCATTATCATAACCCAATGACGCAACCATACGGCCATCAATCTTACCTCTTTTCAATCTACTGAATATTGTCTCACGACTTTCACTACGAACTTGTAGTTTCTTACCTAGCAATGTTCCTAATGTTGTTCCTCTACGAACTTCATCCTCTGCCCACACCTTTGGTTCATTTGTGTTCCAATCGTTATGTGAGAATGGAAAATCATCCGACTTCAACATATTTTCGGTCAATCGTTTCACTACGATACAATCAACACCTTTCATCACATTACCATTTCTCTCCATTGCATTACCAACACGAACCAATTCGGTATCTGATTCTTGAATGTCTTTCAGTTTTTCCAACTCATTCTTTTGGACATTCTTCTTTTTGATATCACCATTGATAAAGTCCTTTTGCTTTTGGATTTTCTTATCCAATTGTTTTTTAGCAGTATCGGATAATTTCACTTTGGTATTACCTTGTTGATTATCTCCGTCATCGGTGTTACCTAAACTGGCAGTTGCTTGCCCACTCATTTGTCCGTTCATACCACCCATATCACTATTACCATCATTATCACCATCCTCATTGATATCGGTAATCTCTAACTCACCATCACCATCACCATCCTTACCACTTTGACCTTTACCTTGTCCTTTACCTTTCATCATCTGAGCGTTATCGTAAGGGACAGTTTTAAGTATCTCAGCAAGAATGTCAATAGCTAACTGAAAACTATCTTTCGTTGATGTCAAACGACTAATGTCCTTTAAGTTCACTAAACGATAGATTGACCTCAAACCTTTTAATTTAGATAAGTCAGTTTTCTCATTCATCAAGTTAATGATACGGAACATATACGCTTCGAATGTCTCATCGGTATATTCATCACTTTCAATACCTTTGGTTACAATCTTATCGTTGAAATAGTTATCATACATTTGAGTATAATAATCTCTATAACCAGGTGCAGTTTTGAAAATGTGCATATCAATACGTCTATCCTCTACCCAATTGGTAAGGGAACTGATAATACCAAATATCTCATCATTCATACTACCTTTACTACCAATCTTACCCGTTGAGGTATACATCTCATTGAATAGATTTTCGTATGTTGGATATTGGCAAGTATACTTTCTAATTTGTGCATCCACTCTATCGATAGTCCAACTCAATGGGAGCATGCTCCCAATTTCATTTTCAGTATCTTGATTGATTTGTCTTTGTAATCTTTCGTAATTAGATAACATATCGTTCATATTAGACAACAACTTAAAGTCCGACAATATAATGTGTGAACCTTCGTGTAATGCTAAACCAACTGACACGTCGAATTTGTCATCCACATCCGCAGATAAGATAACTTTCTTACCATCCGTTTTACTATCACTCTTTGTAGCGAATGTAACAGGTATGTTTTTTTGTGTAACGATTTGGACAAAGTTAGAAATAGCTCGTCTTACTGATGCTAACTTATATAGGTTATTAGTCTTTTTATACAAGTCTAAATCTTGTTTCTTGAAACCACCATAGGTTTCTAATACATCATACGAAGTGTCATAATCATCATACCAAAATGATGATGCGTAACTTTTACCTTTTGTTAGGTAGTCTTTCGTACCTGTTTTGAATTTGTCATACCAACTCATAGCTCGGAAATTTATGTGTTTTGTTAAATAATTGTTTGAATATAATGTAATATACGACTAATTTCCCGAATTACCAAATATTTATTAAACTTTTTTTTAATATGTTGGTAATCAACGAGTTACGCATAAAAAAAGACCTATATACATAAGTCTTTGATTATCAATTAGTTAGAAAATACTCCATTTTATAGGGTAAAATCTTCATTTGTTTGCATCCCTTTTGGAATTTTTGTATTATTTTGAGGTTTATTACCTACTACTGTAATTTTTGTTTGAGGTTGTTTATCCTCTTTTAGTAAATCTCTTATTTCTTCTAATAAGTTCTTTATAATTGTAAATTGTTCTACTTCCATATTATTCGGTTTCAGTTTCCATAAAATTAGTAAATTCTTTTCCTGCTTTTGGATTCACTTCGTATAAATGTTCCAATGATAATTCATATCTCCCATTTTGGGTTTGTAATATAAATAGTTCACCATTCAAACTATCTATGGTCGATTGTAAACCATCTACTGCAGTAGGAACATTATATACCTTAATTTGTTCACTTCTAAGTTTACTTAATTCTTTTTGTTGGAAATAACATATCAATAATACTGATACTGCACCGGTTCCAACGATTGCTTTCTGATACTTTTGTATAAATTCTTTCATAACTTTTTGTTTTTTATAAATATTAAAAATCTCCTTCCGAATGTATATTGTTATCGTCCCATGCATCTCTGCCTGCCATTTTAGTTATACACGCATCTTCACCACAATCTAAAAAATCTTCTCCTTTATAATCGGGATGGTTTTCTTTCATATAATCAATACCATTAACCCACGACCAAGAAATAAGAGCGGTTACAATGACCATAACCAAAACAACAACAAACATAAAATATATACTTTAACAATTAATAATCCCTTTAATCCCACCAACCTCTCATTCCACCATTCTTTCCACCTTTCAAATTTTTCCACAATTCTTTCCATTCAGCCTCTTCTATTTGGTGAGACCTTTTGAATACTTTTGAATTATGTTCTCTTTGTTCAGGTGTATCTTCTATATCATCAAAAAGCCAATCTTTGTTTTGGATTTCTCCTAACTCCGTTTCAGCATCTTTAAGATATTCATCTTCTCTAATTCTATCAATTAAGTATATTACTCTTTTGATTTCATTAACTTTTTTCATCCTACTTACATCTTCTTCCCAACCATAAAACTCCAATGTGTGAGCAAGTTTAGTCAAAGAACGTTTTAACATCATTAGTGAGAAAATATAATCCCAACTACGATGCTCCCATAATTCTTTTCTAAAATACCAAATATTCTCAATGAAATATGGTATTTTATATCTAAACAATTCATAGGTTTTATACCACCATGTTTGGTGTCTATTCATTGTTTTTAATGATTTCCAAAAACTATCTGTAAATTGAACATCCATAACTATTGTTTTTTATTTTTTTTCTTAAATAAGTCCATTATTTTCTTTGATTCTTCTATTGTAGTCCATGAACCATCTGGATTTTCTCTCAAAAGTGGTGCTTTCCAGATTTGAAATGCAATCCAAATTCCACTACACATCATACCAATTCCTAAATAAATCATATTATTTCTTTTTGTATTTATTTATTAAATTCCACCTATTTTGTCTTTCTTCTTCATTCAAAAATTGAGTAAAAGAATGTGCAATATTTACTTTAAGACATTCTTTATTCAATTTACAATTTTTGAAAAAGTTATTCAAATATCCCATAATGTTTGCCGCACCTATCGGATTTGCTGAATGAACATAAATTGTAGGTAAAGGTATTTTAGTGTCCATAGATTCTGATGCTAAAAATCTCGCACAATCCATCCCTGTTTTTTCAGGTATACGATTATAGTCCAATTCGTAATTTGGTTTAGTGTTGGTGTAATATTCAATCAATGCACCCTCACCCAAATCATGGTCTAAACTGATTACTTCATATGCACCCAATCCGTTTAATTTGATGTGTGCCGCAAATTCATCATAGTTTCTCACTACTTCCCACTCACCTTCGGTTGGTATTCTAACATCATCCAAATACAACCATATTTTTTTATCTTTCTTCATTATGTATAAATTCCAATTGTCTTGTTATAAAATCATAATCAAATGTAATTGGATTATTATCTATTTCATATCTCAAATTACAACTACATCCGTTAAATGTATAAATATCACCCCATTCATCTTTATAAGGTATAACACCATACCCATATGCTTCGTGGATATGTCCTGCAAAGTGTAAATGTGGTTTTACTTCTTGTAATCTTTGATATAAATCCTGACACCCTACATTTTGATAATTATTTTGTGTTTTATCATTATATCCATATATGGGCGTATGTGTAATAACAATATCAGTATCCATTGGTATTCGATTCCATACTTCGTTGATATCATTACCTCTATCTTTGTTAAATGCCCAGCCATATCCAAACGATGGGCTAATAGGTGAACCCCATATTTTAATATTGTCAAATTCAATAGAACTATTCTCTAAATAAAATACATCATCATCCAATTCGGATATTGCATCGACTAACCAATTCGGTTTCCCCTCAACAGGTCGTTCAAAGTATTGTATTCTATCAAAGTGAACTGATTTATCTCTAAAAAGAACTTCACTATCAAATGGTAAATCGTGATTACCTGCAATAAATATTTTGAATCTATACGGTTGTTTACTAAACCATTTTATGAAATCTTCTACTTCGTGTTTTCTACCAATTGAGCTGATGTCTCCACTATGTATTAAAATATCACCACCTGATAAGTTTATTTTTTTATGTTTATTATGTGTGTCACTAATGTGCGTTATTCTCATTTTCATAACTATCTTCTTTATTTCCAACTAATTGATATGCATTCCACAATTTATGTATTGCTTTACTTACACTCTTTTCAATATCTGGATTATTTTGAGTTAATGGGTGGGTTAATATATGTTCATCAATCATTGACATTGCAACATGTAATCTATCCATCAATTCTAAATAATGTCCTTTATTTATTAAATTCTTTTTTTGTTTCTTTAATGACATCGGATACTGATTTTGTAGGGTTTTCTTTCATATGTCTAATTGCCCTAATAATAAATTCACTCAATTGATTTTTCTTATCTAATTTTTTGATTAGTTCATTAAGAGTGTCTAAATCTTCATAAAACTTTCCCATATAGTTGTTTTCTATTAGATATGTAATATACACAAAAAACCCCATATTACCAAAACTATTTTTAGTAACATTGGGGTCAATGAGTTATATATGTAATTTTTTTATATACGTTATACTATCTTCGGAAATAGGATATTTTCCATAAAGTATTTAGCTCTATCTTTACCTAATTTGGATTTCAACACATTATAAGTTCTTTCGTTCTTTTGTTGATTATCACAATATCGGTTTTGAGCTGCCACTATATAATCGGTTCTATTGGGTTTTTCTTTTGAATTGTTTAATACATCTAAATAAATTTCAAAACTTTCAATAACATTATTTGATAAACTAACCATTTCGTAATCATTTGGGATTATTGCTAATGCATTTGGAGAAAATATTAACTTTGCCCATTCAGGTAATGGATATGGTTTTTCAAATGTATATCTACTTTCTATACTAACTTTATTATCAACAGGTGACCAATCCATAAATGCTGCCAATGGTTTTTTATCGGTTGTAATAATATCAAACCCAAAAATAGGATGTTGAAATGTAGGATTTGGAAAACAAGTAAAGTGTAGAACCTCTAAAGCCTTATCACTATACCTTTCAATATGTGCCATACGAAAATTGTCACCTACATATCTTTTATTACTCCACCCAAAATCCTCAGTAGGTATTTCAAATGCAGCTGTTAATTGCATTATAGATTCTAATTCAGAAGCTATATTATCCAGCGTTTGTTTGTAACTCATCTAATATGTTTATAATATACTGAAATCCTTTATTTACTTCGTCAGCCATTTCGTCATTTTGAATTGCTCTTACACTACCAATCAATTCCATCATATCACCATCAAACTCATACATCTTACCACTACCTGGAACTTTTGATTTCATCATTTGTCCACCGAACATAATTGCTAAGTAATTTAAATAGATGTGTGCATTTAATGAACTTTGATTTAAGTCACCCAAATATACAACATAATCCGTTGTTGGTTTACTTATCTTAAATGTATATCCACCCAATTCGTTTATATCCTCATTGATTGAACTTAATCTTTTCAAATTTGGATGTGGTAAATTTCTATTTTCTATTTCTTGAAAAATGTAAGATTGTTGAATAAGATAATTTAAGTATTCATGTTGACTTAACTCACCTCTAAACATTCTTTGATTGAACATCATTTTTTCTGCCTTACTATGTAATTCGGCAGTTGCTTCTTTTAGTGTCATAACTTTTATTTTGCGGAAGCTCAGGGATTCGAACCCCAGATACCGTTTCCAGTATGACGGTTTTCAAGACCGTTCCATTCAACCACTCTGGCAAGCTTCCTATTCTACTAATATATATGTGTCTCTTCGTTTCTGAAAGTATCTGCATCTAAAAAGGTAGTAGATGATTGTCTTATTCTAGCTTCCTCTGCTTTTTTGACCATTCTAATCCAAGTAATAGATACATCGACAGGGGCTAATACCCATGCCATAATCAATACCATAATTGCATCCAATTCGGGAGAACTATATTCAACTCCTCTTTCTTTGTATTTAACATTTAACTGATAAAAACAATAAAGGATACTGATAACATAATAAATAACAAACCAATTCATAATTTTCTAATTTTAATAAATATACAACTATTTTTTTATATTTCCAAATCTTTTTGTGGGAAAGACAGGGCTCGAACCTGTGACCTCAAAATTATGAGTTTTTTGCTCTAACCAACTGAGCTACATTCCCGAAAGAAAATAAGCAGGTGTGGAGTCACCTACCTATTTTAGTGAATGAGAAACATCTGTCTCTCTTTATGGCTGTATCACCAAAGCCCATAAGGTGCCGGAGGAGAGATTGGTTACTCACACGATGTCCATTTCGGATACACCACCCACCTAGGAAGGGAACGTCTAATAGTTGTACATACTATCATTCCGCCACTCCGGCATATTGTAGTCCGTCGTGGAATCGAACCACGAACATCTCATTAGAAGTGAGAAGTTATATCCATTTAACTAACAGACCCATTGCGGACGGGACGGGACTCGAACCCGCGACCTTCGGCGTGACAAGCCGACATTCTAACCAACTGAACTACCCATCCATTGAGCCCAAGATAAGAATCGAACTTACGACCTACTGATTACAAATCAGTTGCTCTACCAGCTGAGCTACTCGGGCTATTGTACTCAGTACGGGATTCGAACCCGTATTACATCCGTGAAAGGGATGTGACCTAACCCTTAGTCGAACTGAGCATTTAAGGAAAGTAAAAGATGGGTGCGTGGACGATTACTTTTATGATTGGCTTTACTAACCGGTAGTAGCGTATTAGATTTTCACTAACTCGTTTTAGCGGGCTACTTTTGTTCCCAATCAACCTTATAAATTAAATATACGAATAATAATTTACTTTACCAAACATTTGTACCCGTAACAGGAGTCGAACCTGTAACTTATGGCTTCTAAGACCACTGCGTATGCCAATTCCGCCATACGGGTGTTGGGGTGTAAGGACGGTACCGACCCGTCTTATCCGGCTCCACAAACCGACGCATCACCTTAATGCTTCAAACACCATTTGAGGTCAATGTTGGAATCGAACCAACTCCGTAAGATTTGCAGTCCCACCGGCCTCCACGACCAAACTGACCATATTGTAGTCCTATTAGGAATCGAACCCAAACTAAAACATCCGTAGTGTTTCGTGCTATCCAATTACACCATAGAACTAATTGCACGCAGTGAAGGAATTGAACCCTCTCCTTTGGTTTTGGAGACCAATTGGCTGCCATAGCCTACCACGCATATGTTATTCGGGCTGGATTCGAACCAGAACTAATTGTACCAAAAACAATTGTGCTACCGTTACACCACCGAACAATTTCCAATTTTGTTATCACCATTTCCTGGTGTGCTAATACACTAAACTTCCAGGCGTGTTCCGGATTGGTAACCGTTTGAGCGGATGACAGGGCTCGAACCTGCAACTTCGTACTTGGAAGGAACGCACTCTACCAATTGAGCTACATCCGCTTTTGTTTGCTCTCACTCTAAGACTTGAACTTAGGACTTTCGCATTAACAGTGCGACGCTCTAACCAACTGAGCTAAGTGAGAATTTTGTGAGAGTAGATGGACTCGAACCACCGAACTCGAAAGAGAGCTGATTTACAGTCAGCCGCAATTGCCACTATGCGATACTCCCAAAACAAAAAAACCCCTAACTTTTTAGTCAGAGGTTTTTCAATATTATTCAAAAATTATTACATTTTATCCTACATCCGTATCCTCTAACTGCACGAAATTGCCAATCCAAATCTGATTCGGTTGACTACAAAGTGTATGTGTTAGAGTTCTCATTGTTAATATATATCTAATTTTTTTGTTTAATGTTAAAAAGTAATTCAATTTCAAAATACGCCACGTCAAGTCATGCTCCGGTTAATACTAGCCTCATTAAATTACTTTGCACAAAAATAGAGTTTATAGGAGGCGGTAACTCTTGTAGTGTACGACTACGAATCCGGCAATCGTGTATCGTTTCTGATTGCATTTTTAGTGTCAAAATCCTCCCCAAAACACTTACTTCCAATTTTATTATATCGTTCTATCTTTTAGGTCTAATTTAAACGAAACGACTGTTGAGTAAGAAACAGCCAAAAAGGTAGACCACGAAAATCTTCGTATTGAGCGGTAAAATGGTTCTGCCCCACCTCTCCCTAACTGGAATGCTAGGAGTGCTACTATTACACTAAAACCGCTTATAAATAGATGAGAATACTCTATTTGGTGAACCAGCTTTAGAAAGATTATTTGTTTCCTTCCGTTTCCACTACCTTTTGAGTAGTACCAATTCAATGTGGATGATTTTAGACTATCAGTCTTTAAGTTGCCGATTACTCTCTACTTAATCATTTTCTTCAAGCCTCGCAGCCTGATTAGTTCTTGCGGAATTAGAAACCTTTCGGTAGAATCACAGACCTCTTGCGGAGGTATCGTGGCTAAGAACAACTCTTAACTATGTACACACCTTTCATCTGCAACTGGTAAACACTTAAGCTTAATTTTTAAATTGTATTTTTTGAAAATGCTATTCAAAATTGAGTTTTAGTTTATAGAATTATTCAGGTAGTGGTTTACCACTAGCTCCCTCATCTTTTGAACGAGAGAATACTAAACTACCCGATGCAATATCCCTACTGCGGTTTTTTAAGTCATCTTCAAATATAGGTTTTGGCAAACTCTATATAAGGATGGTAACAACACCACTTGTACACTATCTTATCTTGCGTCCTTTCGGATGGCTTGATGTTAAGATAACTTTGAAACTGAATACCGCAATGATGTAGAGGGATTAAGTCTACACTTCTTACTGATATTCTATGGGTTATTCTTATTGTTGTTCCCAACTCAGTCGGAGTATCTATACTACCCCAACCATTCCCACTATTCGCCTAAAGTGTTACCCTCAACTACTTTAGCGAGAATGATATCCCACTTGCCTACTCAAGCTAGTCTCTCCTTACGGGGAGAGTAGCCGCAGATGTATCACTTAATACATCCACTTTATCCTACTTTCGTAGTTTATTTAACCACCATAGGCGGCGGTTGTTTACTATGTGAGACGAACTCACTATGTAAAATATTTTCAATCTTTTAAAGAACTTTCTTTCGGTTTTAATAAATATACGAATAATTTTTTATTCTGCCAAATTTATTTAAAACTTTTTTTGTAAATTTAATAACGAGTATCTTTCATCACCTATTGTTTCTCATTTACTTATGTAATATACGAAACATTTTTAACATTACCAAATTTATTTCAAAAAACTTTTAAGATAATCGGTGTCCGGCTTTCTTCCCTACTGGGTAGGTCACTCAATCGGTTTTATTATTTGATGGCTTCAACCAATCATCTTATTTGTTGCAGGAGAAGGATTCGAACCTCCGACCTTGTGGTTATGAGCCACGTGAGCTACCTCTGCTCTATCCTGCGATATTAAATGTAATATACGATAACTTTTTTAAGTTACCAAATATTTTTTTATTTAAGTCCGCTAGTTGTGTTAGTAGGATTACCATACTTAAATAAATTTGTGGAGATGACGAGAGTCGAACTCGTGTCTTACTAGAAATCAATAATATCAGCATCTCACATGTTTATTCAGTTATTCACAACTGACAAATATATAAGTTTTATTATTTCATTATAATCAATATTCTAACTCGATTTTGAGTTCAGTTAGTTTCCACTCAATTTCACATTCTATTTAAAGTCCCACGATGTGTGCGGGATTGGTTAGGCTGCTACAGCGTAATCCATACCTACAAACGCCATTAAGTCGTTGTAAGTCATAGTTGACTTTTCGTCAGTTATTGTTTTGTAAGTATTTAAAGACATTCTTACTTTGTCTACATGTGATATTACCATTTACATAGCAATCAATTCCAAAGCATCCCCAATTAAACTAAAGGATATGATTTATATATGAATTGAGCAGGGAAAGTTGTTTCACCTATGGTTACTGGAGTTTCTAATTGAGTTTGATTGTCCATTATCCATTGTTGTGCTTCTTCTAAAGATAAATCTACTACTCCAATGTGATTATTGATATCTAAAGTTACATCAATTATACAATATTTTTGATTTTCCATTTTAAAATTATTTTGTTGTTATAACAATAAGTATCAATTTTTCTTTGATATACTCAAATATACGATAAATATCCCGAATTACCAAATAAACTTATAAATTGTTAGTAATCAACAAGTTATATATTACTATTCTGTGTAATCCCAATTTGTATCGGATGGTCTCCACTTTCCAAAATCCTCACATTTCCACACTTTTGTAGAATATCTAAAATAAGGTATTAAAGAAACACCATTAGTTCTACTAGGTTGATAAAATCTAGTCCTATTATTTGGTTGTGCACATAGTTGGCCATTTTCCAATTTAGACACATTATAACATTTATGTTCATTTGGTGTTTCACTCCACCCACAATCAATTTCATTTGGGTCAGAATGTGATGTATCAATTGTAAAAAGATAATCACCCTCTACTACTGAATGGTCTTTCATTGTAGTATAGGTTTTAACACCCCTTAATACCCTTTTTTCAATGACTGATATGTTATATGATAAACAATCCCAAAGTTGTAAGAAATCCAAAGGAAACACCTTATCTGTCGTTTCTAATGGTCTCCAACGGAATGCATGTATAGGTAATTTGTCATATACTGCACCAAACTTGTCAATATAAGTTTCAAATAATAGTGCACGATTTGGAATTGATTTTACACTAACCCAATGACCTCTTTCCCATTCACCATCACCCAAATAATTACCCATCTCATCTTTTTGAAAATCATATAGAAATCTTTTATCTACATAAACTTCTATTGGTGGGATGTTTGCTACTAAATAACTCATTTAGAATTTTTTCTTTTTGAATATATCTTTTATTTTACTATTCAAACTTTTTTTATAGTGACCTGAATCTAATATTAAAAACTCACTACCATTTCTATCAATGAATTGCCAATGTGCTTCATTCAATCCAAACCAATCGTCAATGTGGTCTAACACTTGCATTGGTGTGAAGTTTGAACAACTATATAAATCAAATTGAAACATGGCCGGATTTTCATTATCCCACACATGAATTGAAGCATGTGAGGTTGCTAGAGTAACGGTTCCGGTTATTCCTTCATTACCTGGTTCCTTTACATAGACTGATGTGGGCCCTGCTACCACTTTCATTCCTACGTTTTGTACTAATTGTGTAAACCATATGTTTAAGGTTTTTTCCGTTTTTGGTGGGGTTTTCATATACCCTTTTACCAATAGGTGTAAGTGGTTTGGTACGAACATCTTTACTTAAATTTTAATCCTGTTAATTTTTCTATATCTTCTCTTAAAACTTTATTATTATTTATTCCATCTGGATTTGATAAGTCGTTTTCAAATAAGAAAAACATCCATTCGTTTGATGTCTTTGAATATACAACTTTCCAACATTGTTTTGGAACTGCAACTTTACCAATTCTTTTAATCTCACCAACATTACCTGCCCAAATGTGAACACTATCTTCTCTTGCAGCAATTTCTCTTGTTAAGGTTTCCAATGATTTCCAATCTCCTGCATTCAATCTATGTGTTTGTGCTACCATATTAGAAAAGTAGAAACACTCATCTTGAACTGCTTGAGTTTGGCATTGATTTGATTTTGCTGGCATCAAATGTCCTCTATCATACCCACTACCAACATAGTCGTTTCCAATATTAGTTTCAACTGGTAACAATGGGTCTGGTTTGAAATTATCTTTACGAGGTAATGGAGTTGGACAACCTACTTTTGCTTTGGTTTCCCACCACTCTACCATTACTGGATATTTTTTTGACTTACTGAAATGTGATGTATAATTTGTATGTTTTAATACTACTACATCTTGTGCAAATAATGTAACACTAATAACTAATAGTGTAACTAACAATAATACTTTTTTCATCCTGATTTTACTTTAGGATAAATATAACATTTTTCAATTATAACATCATTCTACTACCTACCAAAAACATATGTAATAGTGGTGTTCCTGGTTGTGTAGAACCATTAAATTTGTAGTTAAAACTGAATCCAAATCTTTTACTTAATTTATAGTCAAAAGATGAACCCATTAAAAATCCTGCATGTCTATTTACCGTTGTTCCACCCGTTGATGAATTGTAAGATAAAGGTGATGACATTACAAATACTTGTGGTGATATTGTAAGTTTTTTTGAATACTGATACGGTTTAGTCCAAAATGCAACCGCTGATGTTATGATAGAATAATCAAATTTATTCTCTGCATTTTTTAAGAATAAATTTACCATACCAATATTATAACCATATGTTCCGTATTTAGGATGTGGTTTAATCCATGTATATCCTAATAACCCCATATAGTTTCCGTCTAAGTATGCCCCAGTTACTCCGTAAGAGTGTATGGCGTCCAATTGTCCGTCATTAAATTCCATTTTAGTATAACCACCACCCAATGCAAATTGTTTCAAATTAGACCATATCATTGCGTTTGCAGAGAACATCTCATCACCCGCCATACTTGCTCTACTCCAACCCAATCCCAATATAGAACCAAATTTTCTATCTGCACTTTCTACAACTGAGTAATCCGATGATACTAACATTGGATTTAAGTTACCACTTTTTTTCTTTTCTTCTTTTTTCTTTTCCTCCTTCTTCTCTTCTTTCTTTTCTTCCTTTTTTTCCTCTTTCTTTTCTTCAGATTTTTTCTCTTCTTTCTTTTCTTCACTCTTACTTTCGGATTTCTTTTCTTCACTCTTACTTTCAGATTTACTTTCTGATTTCGATTCACTCTTTGTTTCCGTTTTGGTCTCCGATTTTGTTTCAGATGATGATGAAGAACTACTGCTAGATGATGAACTCTCTCCAGATGATGAAGAACTACCACCACTTTGTGACGAAGATGATGAAGAACTACCCCCACTTTGTGAAGAACTACCACTTGCAGGTGGAGGTGCCGATGAACCACTACTTGCAGGAGGTGGTGCCGATGCCGTTGGTGCAGGTGGTGGAGGTGCCGATGCTGCCGGAGGTGGAGGCGGCACATTTATAGTAGGTGGTTTTGCTGCGGCAGATGCTGCACTACTTGCTGCGGCAGATGCTGCATTACTCGCTGCACTACTTGCTGCATTTGATGCCGTTTGTGCTACTGCATTGGTTACCGTTTGTTGAACTACTATATTTGTAGGACATGCTAATGTTGAATACCTTAAATATACCTGATTTATCCAAACTTGTAATTGTCCTGTTTGAACTTCTAATGGTGAAAATGTTCTTACCTCATTGTAAAAAGAAACAGTTGCACTACCATTTATCATTGTTGTGGTTGCAACCTTTCTTTCACCGGTGCACTTATCTATAAATGATTGGGTATAGGTTTGTCCTTCAACTTTAAATGTTGTTAGGGATATAACAATTACTATTAAACTTACTAGACATTTTTTCATTACTTATTGTTCAGTCCTATTCCTATTTGAGAATAACCTCGTATTGGGTCAGTATCAATTTTTAAAGTAAAGAATTTAAATTCTCTTATTATACCAACTTTAAATGTTGTAAAATTTGTATTTGACTTTGGAAATGATATACCACCTAAATCATCTTTTCCCTGGTATCTTAAAATTTCATTACCAAATCCAATCATACCATGTACTCCCAATTTACCAAATCTTTTACCACCACCTAAATAGAATGTATGTTCTTTTCTAAATAATTTATCACTAACAGGAAAATCTGCAATAACTAAATTACCATTTGGATAGTATTGGTTTCTATCTATATCATAAGTCATTACATAATCCATGATAAAATATGCTTTATTACTACCAATGGTACCCCAAAATGCAGCTTGTTCATTATTTGTTTTTCCAATACCGAATGAAGTGTAAACGGGTTCTTTTCTAATTGTATCTCTCTTTCCGTTTTCATATACACGAATTACACTTCTTTGTCTCCAACCAAAATCATCATACCAAATATAAGGATATGGTTGATACCATCCCCAATTGTTCCACCCCCATCCCCAATTGTTCCAAAGCCATGGGTTATTATTTATAACAATATTAGAACCCCGTCTTGTTTGTTGTGGTCTATTAAAATCTCTAGGTGATTGGGTTCTCCAATTACTTATAGAATTTCTTTGTGATTGAATAGATGGAGATGTTACTTTGGGTGTGGTTGTGCCACTTCTCCAACTACTAACTTGTGACAATACCAATGTTGGAACCAACAATAGAATCAATAATAACGTTTTCATTACTTTAAGTTTTGTAATATTCTCAAATTATTTTTAACCAATTCCATTTTCTTTACACCACTTCTTCTACTTCTCATTGCTCTTGGTTTTTTTGCTTTACTTCCCATATTATTCTATTTTGTAAATATTCCCTTTTTAATCATTCTATCCAAAATTCTTGCACAAGCTATATCTAATGCCTTCTTAGTTGCGATTGATATAGTTGACTGATTGAATTTAATTGGGTCTACTGATGCATCCGATAATAGTGTTAATTGTCTATTGGTAGTTGCTTCTCCTAATCCACTTGCACCAAATACTACTCCTGTTTCTGCATTTGTAAATCTAACTTGTAAACCTATTCTTGTTACCATATTATCTTTGATACCATCTTTTAAGTTTATAGTCTCATCTTCACTAACTGAATAATCATAACATTCAATTGTTACAAAGTATTCTGCCAAACTAATCTTTCCTCTACCATCTAATTTGTTTTCGGAAATTCCTGCAGCTGATGCTTGGAATTGTTTAACCATTCTATTCTTAATTTCTGTTTTGTCCTCTGTGAATTTAAAACGATTAAGATTTTCCAAATACTCCATTGAGATATTTGCAACACCCAATCCAACTCTCTTTTCTTTCAATTCAGGATACATTTCATACATCTCATCCGATATACCTGCCTTTAAGATTTGAATAGGAATTTGTGGGCCGTCATAATCCATAAATTGACTAATATCAATCTTTGTTTCAAACGATGCTTTAAATTGTTCTGTTTTTGTTACTCCGACAGTTTGGGCAATGGCAACACTGCTTAACAAAAAGAAACTTAAGAATACTAATAATTTTTTCATACATGACTACTTTTCATATAAATATATCTTTCCGATATTATCTATACAAATAGCACTCATATTCTCAATCCAATCACCACTATTTAGATATCTTTTTCCGTTAATCATTCTATCTGCAGGTTGGTGAATGTGACCACAAATTACACCATTACATCCTTTTTTGGTAGCCATTGATAGAGCAGTTGTTTCAAAATCATTTACATAATTTGTTGCTACTTTAACACTCCCCTTAATTTTTTGAGATATTGAAATGTATGGTAATTTTCTCCATTTACGATATGTGTTATAAACTCTATTTAACCAAAGAGCAAAATCGTATCCTACTGAACCAATTTTTGATAACCATTTATATTTTGTTATAAAAACATCAATAACATCTCCGTGGAAAATATAGTAACTCTCCATAGTATTATTGATATCCAACTTATAATCTTCTCTAATTTCAATTGCTCCCAAATGGGTGCCGATGAACTCTTGTATAAACTCATCATGGTTTCCTCTTATCCAGATAATTCTGGTTTTGTTTGATAATTGTAATAATTTTGAAATAACTTTTGTATGTGGTTTTTTCCACTTTGTTCCTCTATTCAAAGCCCACCCATCTATGATATCACCATTAAGGATTAGTAGTTCGGTTGGGTGTGTTTCTATAAATTCTATAAACTCTTCCGCCTTACTATCTTTTGTTCCTAAATGTAAATCCGATACTATTATTGCTTGATGTATCATTTCCAGTAGTTGTGGTGTTTTTTGAAAAATTCTGTATTGTTTCGGTTGATGTAGCATTTGATACTTAATATAAACATATAAAAAAATCCTTTATTCTTAAATCTTCGTGCAGATGTCCATACACCCTTTGTTTTGTGTATTTTCATTACTTCTGCCTTTTGTGATACCCAATAATCTTCTGCAAATAAATGTGTTTCATCGTATCCACCAGTTTTCCAATATGCTTCAGTTTTCCACAATTGAAATCCACCAATTGCAAATGGAGTTCCCAAGCAATTACTCATTTGTTGTTGAATATCAAATAATCTAAATATCCAATTAAATTCTTTTTCGGTTTGAAATGGAACAGTTACTAAATCTGTATCATATGCCAAACATTCACCCAATATAAATTTATCCTGCAACATTATATCTGCATCCAAAAATAGTATGTAAGGTGTGGTTACTAATTTACTTCCTTCTAATCTAGCTTTTGCAGGAAACCCACCTTGTATAATTTCTATATCCAATGAGTATTTAAAATCTCTTTTAACATAATATAAAAAATCTAAACTATCACCTTCATCGGAGTTATCTGCAATAATAACTTTAAGTCCTGCGGAACCCACTTGTTTTGCAATAAATGCAATACACTCATATATGTTATCTTTTTCATTTTTACAAGGTATTACTATCGTTAATAAGTTATCCATACACATAAATAAAAAACCCCCACCTAAAGTGAGGGTTTATAATGTTATCAAATCATTATCCTTCTTCGGTTTCAGCTTCTAATTTAGCTGCATCATGTTCTGCTTTCTTATTGATAAACTTATCAACTGAAGCGATACCAAATGAACCCAAAGTGATTACCAAAAATCCGTTAAAGATGTATTCGTTAATCAATAATGGTTTACCCATATATCCAGTTACAAGGTCAACTACCAAAGCTAAGACCATACAACCGAAAGATGCAAACCCTACAACTGATTTCTCATTAATGTCGTTGCTATCACTAAATAATTCTTTAAAAAATCCCATAGTTTTTAATTTAAATTGTTAATACTATGTAACTGATTTATCCTGCCATTTCAGCATCTTCATCTTTAATCTTTCCACATTTCAAACACTCTTCATCACCATCACCATCTACATCACCCCATATGTGTTCACATTGTCTGTGTGCAAAATATTCGTCAATTTTACCGTCACCATCAAAATCCAAACCATCCATTACACCATCACCATCTTCATCTACTTCAACACCAACTTTGGTTTCAGTTTTGAAAGGAGATTCAATTTGTTGTGGGTTATTTGGTTCTGATTTTACGGATACAACTTGTGATTGTGCATTTGAAATTGCTGCAGTAAATGCTTCTGGAATCAATGGAGTGTTATTCGGTGGTGTTGGTGGTAAATCAGCAGTATTGCTCATTGATACACCATCTTCTTCATCCATTTTCTGAACTAACATCTTATCCTTATCGGTATCACTAAACCAATAGTCAATAATTTTACCATAAGAACCAATGAAAGCTCCTAATAACAATAATAGAAGTTCTTTCCATTCTCCTGCTATTTCCGATTTAGAAAATATAGCGAAGAACATTCCTCCTATAATAAACATAAATCCACCCAATACCAACGCAGTGATATACCATCTACGTTTCATCATATTACTCAATAGGTCTTTAAAACCACTTGGTGTTTGTTCTGCCATTTTATATAAATTTTTAATTTTCTAAATTACCAAGCTGCAGGCTTCTCTTTAAATTCGTCTGCTTCCTTTTTTGGTTTTGGAGCTGGTTTTTCTTTTTCAACTACTCTTTCTCTTTCAATAACTTTAGTTGTTCCACCTGCAGATTGTGATTGTTGATTAGAATTTGTAATGTTAATTACTGGAGCTGCTTGTTGAACTGGAGTTTCTTCTTTGTCACCACCTGTTAACTTTGTTGTGAACCAACCACCCACACCTAATGTGATTGTTGATACTAAACCGATAAGTATATTCTTAATTGAACCACCGGTTGATTCTGATTTTTCTACTTCTTCTGACATAAATTGTTGTTTTTTATAATTTGTTAAAATCTGTTATTCCTAATTGTTTACCACCCATATCATATATTCCAATTCTATAAGCAGATGATGGTAGTGCATTTGTATATACTTTTAATACATTGTCACCCACATTTACATCACTTGTAGATTTTGATACAACTTTGTTTGCAATATCAAATATTCTAATAGTGACAGTTTGTGCTATATCACTTTTTACATTCATTGCAACTTCCGATGTTACGAATGCAGTTTGTAATTTAATACCTACTGAATTTGATATTTTTAATTCCGATGGTAATTCTTGTGCAACTGGTGCAGGTAAGTCAATCTTTCTACAACTCAATGCTAACAATGTTACCAAAAATCCTAATCCTAAAAGTTTGTCAATTTTTCTCATTTTACTTTACTATTATTATTGTTTTTCCTACTTTACTTTTGTTTTCATCCTCCAATAACAGATATAAATATTTAACTGAAAGTGATTTAGTGTATATTTTCTTTTTATTTTGTCCAATTTGTCCGATAAATCTTTCTCTTGTCAAAACTTGGTTATTCACACTATCACCTAAAGTCAATGTATACACACCACTTTTAGGTAATTCAAATTGTATTTCTTGCCCGTTTGATACACTACTTTCTCTAACACTAAATATATTTACAACAGGTTGTGGTGTAGGTATAACTTGTGTTTTTCTACAACCACTAAATAATATTGCAAATGTGATTAATAAATAAATTACTACGAATGATATTAAATCTTTTTTACTCATTAAAATTGAAAGTTTGTTCCTATCATAAATAGGATTGGGTTACTCTTTTTATATCCAACCGATTCACTTAATTTATCCCAAGTTGTGTTATATCTGATATTGGTATTTAATACAAATCTTTTAGTTATTTTCCAATCCATAGATACACCATAATATAAGTCCAAATTAAAATCATCTACATATGCTAAATCCGATTCAGTTCCATCTTTAAATACTTTATATACATCACTCATTGCAAATACTTGCGGTGAAATATCTACCCTCTTTGTTTTCAATGTGTAAGTGTACATCACCATACCTCTATAAGTAAGTTCGGATGATGCGGGCATTTGTGGATATATTAAATCTTTAAAATCACCATTTTCATCTACCGTGTATTTCCCTTCCCACTCACCCTGATAAGTTCCCCAAAATGATTTTGATGCCGTTAAACTATAACCGAATGTTCCATACTTTTTTGTTCTAAACACATCTATAAAAGATAGGTTAATATCTTTTTGGAAATCAAAGTCCGTAGAATAAAATGTTTGTATTGTTGTTGTTCTTTTTTCTGTATTTCTACTAAGTCCATATCCCACACCATAATAGTTCCATATAGGATTTATTGATGCTGCAAATGTGTGTCCCCATTGTCCATTTAAAGATGATTTATGGTATCCTAAATTAAGAGTAGTTGATACTTGTCTCCCAATTACACCAACTGAAAGGTTTGATGATGAGAGAACATCTTTTGAAAAATTAACATAGGATTGTAATATACCCACATCGTTCCAGTCATCACTTTCTCCAAATAGTTCTTTTGCCGATAATTGTAATGTATCAGGTTTTTGTATTTGTGCGTTTGATACAAATCCAATTAAAACTAACGATATGATTAATAATAATTTTTTCACTTATATTATAAATTTAATAGTTTATTTTTCATCTCTGTATGAAAAGCCGATTCAATCCTCCCCTGCAGCATATAGTTTCCTTTCCACTCACCATTAAATAACCATTTTTCAGTTTCAATATCATCTATTAGGTAAGCCACTTCTACATATACTTCTTCTTCCGTATATCGGAAACCATTATACCAGCTACTAGGAACTTGTTTAAAACACTTAACATTTACAATTTTATATTTACCAGTCTTTAATATGAAATTCTTCATTTCATCATATCCAAAATTAAATTCCATAATTTTTTTAGTTTTTTATTTCATTATTACTTTTAATGTTCTACCACTTTTATTTACTGCATCCATAAATCCAACTGAAATCAATCCCAATATATTATCTAATTTTGTTTGTGGTTTGAAACTAATTTTGTATTCAGTTGTATTATCTAAAATTCCACCATCCGTAATTAAAGAACCTAAATTGATATAATCACCTTTGTCAGTTCCGTAATTGGTTGGTGAACCTTTTGTTTTGTAAGATACACTACTAAACTTTAATAAACTATTATCGTAATTTAATTTGAATTGTGTTCCTACTAATTCTTGTTGTAATGGGTCTATTGTAATATATGCAACAACACTATCACCTACCAATTCCGTTATGATTGATGTATTTATTTCATTTGATATCGGTGTACTCATTGATGTTCTAACCGACATTGTAGTAATGTTATTTGAAGGCGGTGTTGCTGAATGAGATAGATTTACGTCACCTTTCCAACTCACAGATAAATTGTAATTGTAATTCAACACATTATCCAATAAACTAAATGAATAAGATTTACCTTTATATGATGTAAACGAACTCCACGTTGATTTACCAATTAAATTATAGATTGAGTCAGGTATTACTTTTATAGTATTATCCAAAGTATAACTGCTAACTAAATCATTTACACCCGTTAAATTTTGTAATAATTTATATGTATCCACTTCATTGAATACACCATTATCATCCACATCTGCATTTACATATTGAATACCATATCCAAATTCATTACCACTTTGATTACCAAATAAACCCTTATTAGATAATTCCTTAAATGCCAAATAAACATCCGATACTGTTACAATGTTATTATATAATGTTTTTAATTGTGCATTATCGTATTCATTTAGTTCCATTTTGTGTTGTTTGTATGCACCTAATTGTGAAAAGGCAAACTCACTACTTACTCCATAAAATCCATTTCCTGCTCTTAAATTCGATGAATAAGATGAACCTGCATAATTAAATTGTGTAGATGTATAAACCCAATAATTTGCCCAATATATGTCTTCACTATCAAATGTTACATTTCCATCCCACAAATCAAATAATTTTAGTGATGATACATTATTTGGTGATACATTGGTTCCATCAAATTCTCTTTTATCAATTCCAACTCTATATCTTTGATTTGATGCATCGTAATCATATATTACACACCATTCAACTTGGCCAGGTGATGATATTGCCTTGTATGAAGATGGTTGAGATACAAATTGATAACTCAATCCCCATCCACCCCATTCTGACGTTGTGATTCCATTACGGGTTGAACCTAAATAACTACTTTTTCCTTCAACTATTTTAATATAAATTTCTTTTGTTTGGCCGATTGTTAAAACACCAGCATGTACTGCCATTGCGGGTATGTAAGAATCACTTGTATAGATATCCGTTCCCCATCCACCACCAGTTGTACCCGTTGTTGTCAATTTATAAACCTTACCGATATCTGCATTAGTGAATTGTGTCATATCGGATGTCCCAGCTCCTAATTGAATTGCTGTTGAATAAAGTTTTGCTGTATCTATTTGATTTGAAAGATATACCTTACCCAAACCACTTAATGATTTATATCCAGATGTTGTTTCCCATGTAGAAGTTGCATCATTTCTTTTGAATATTTGTGCCGAAAACTTACTTTTATCAATCACCGAACCAAATGTAAAATTGAATAAAGCCTTTAGTGTTTGCCCGTTTGAATGAGAAACCGAATTAGTATAAAACTCCGTAAATGTTGCATCATCAGGGTTAGTCCAAGTTCCGTATTCAATTACATAAGGGCAACTAAATCCATTCGGTAAATCATTCCATTGAGAACCGTTCCATTTTGTTACCGCATAATCTTCGTTACCACTATTGTTTGGTTCACCAGGTGCCCAGTTATTGTACTGTCCTTGTATATTACCCGCAGTTTGTCCGTTTGATGTTTTGATTAAAGTTCCCTTTTCAGGACCAGCATCAATTTTCCATTGACCTTCGGTTTCTTCATCGGTTAATGCAAACCAAATATTTGTTTGTGGAACATTATTGAATACAAATGAATCTTCATCTGCTGAAGTTATTGTTACTAAATATCCAGTCTGGCCTTTAAATGTAGTATTTAATGCCGCTGCTCTTGCACCCGTATAGCTTGTTCCTGTTGATATTGGTCTATAAAAGTGTCCGTTTGTTCCATTGTAAAAGAAACCAGTTGGATTTATAGTTGCTGCGACTGATATGACAATATCACCTGAAATAGAACCTGTGTTTATTTTTAAAGATGATAATGCCGTATTGATACTGGCCATTGTTCCCGTAAACACTAATTTGGTTTTATTACCAATTAAATTAAACCCACTTGCTGCAGTCAAACCTGTGTAAGTATTCAAATAGAATGTTGTGCCCGTTGGTGGATTTACTAAACTAACCGATGCTAATAAAGTTGCAGTTGAACTAAATCCATTTAACTCAAATCCACTAGCATCTTGTCCAGTCGTATTGACAGTAAATGATTTAGGGTCTGGTGCCGAAACCGACTGACCAAACCCTAAAAATGATATTAAAAGAAATAATGTAACTAATATTTGTTTCATATTATTCTATTGTTAAATCAATTTTCTTACCCAAACCATCTACTGCATCTGCTAATATAAAATAGAATAATCCTGCAGTATTTGTTAAAGTTTCTTTTGGTGTGAATACTAATTTATATGGTGTTCCCACTTTGATTCTTGCTGTCTTTAATTGGTCAATTGAACCAAATGTTAATCTACTACCATCACGAGTTGAAAAGTTTGTAATTGTAGAACCTGCATCAAATGAAACATTATCCAAAGTTAATTTACTTTCATCATAATTCATAATAACTTGTAAACCTGCCAATCCTTCTTTTGTTAATGTTGCAGTTAATATAACTTTACCATTTTCTAAAGTAGAGTTGATACCCAATGTTGCCTTTTCAAATGTAGGTTGAGTATATGACATTGACTTTACTGAGAATGATTGGAAGTTTCTATCGTTTATTGAATTTGTAAAATTACCTTGTGTAATTCTAGTTGCAATTGTGTCAGGATGAGATGAGTGTGACCAGTTTAAATCACCACCCCATGCAAATACCGCATCAACGGTTTGTGATGGAGCGGTAACGTATACTCTATTCTTAGTAATACTATCTAACCAACTTTGATTTAACAAACCACTATGCCATCTCCAAGAAGTTGAAGTTGATGTTGGGATAAATGCATTTGTAGATACATCTTGTCCGATTACATATGCAAATAAGTTATATGAGTCAGCTTCGTTGAATGTCATATCATTTTTTGTTACATTACCTATTTTTCTTTCTAAAACAGGTCTTGTAAAGAAGTTTGCAGTTCCACTAATATCAGTTTGAGAATGTCCTAAGAATGCTTTATATGCATCTGAAACTGTGATTACATTATTCATCCAAGTCTTTTGAGAAGCAGGTGATACAAATACACCAACACTATCACCAACTTTAATACCTGATGTGAATATTACCTCACCACTTGCATCCAATGCAGCCTGTGTAATAGGTTGTTGTGACCAGTCTATATCACCACTACCATCCGTTTTCAATCTCATCAATTGAACATTGTGGTCAGAAATCGTATATCCTTGTGGGAATAAAACTCTAACTTTGAATTGTGATGTATTACCTGTTACATTTGTTATAGATGAAAATCCACCACCGGTAATAGTTCCAACATTTGCACCAGTTGTATCAGTACCAGTTGCTAAGTCTATTTTGAAAATGTTGTTATAAGTATTTTGGTCTTTTAGAATATATTTTTGTGTTGCCAACAATCCTGTGATAGAACGGTCTGCTCTTTGAATTGTCAATTGACCAACATTCCAATCTGCATTTACTGCATAATTCCAAGGACTTAAACTATATTGTAAATTCAAAGCGTTATCACTTGCACCTGCATTTGGAGTAAACTTATAGTTATTCCAACCTGTATAAAATGTTTGTGTTGATGCACCCTGATTAAATTCAGTTGAAAGGTAAGTCAATGCCTTATTGTTAAATTGGTATCTAAACCAAAGATAACGAGGATTAACAATAGTGTCCCCTTTTGTTAAAGTATATTTAACTGTTATAGTATCACCAACTTTTAATCCAGTTGTTGGAGTTAGTGACTGACTAATATTTAATTGACTAAATGCCGATAGGGATATTGATAAGAATACCCCAATAAATAAAATGATTTTTTTCATTATTTTTCTCCTAATAGTTTGGTGATAAGTTGACCGGAACCTTTTTTAAGTGCATTACTTAACGAAGTCTGATTGAACTTTCCACCTTCATCTACTATGAGAGTTGACATAGAGATTTCTGATGAACTTTCTTCAACCATAACCTCTTTTTCTTTTTTACCATCTTTGTAAAGTGTTCCTCTTAAACGGATAACAACTTCTTGTTCGTTACTATGAAATACTGATACATTCTTTTTAGTCGTTAATACATCTAAAAATATAATATCCACTTTCAATTTGTAAGTTGCAGATGGGGTGATGTCATAACCTTTATCTTGCAAATATTCTTCTAATATATTCTTTACACCGAATTCCAATTTTCTATTTCCGGCTAATTTTCCTATTTTAACTTGATTTGTAACACTCTCAACCCAAATATGGTCTTCGGCGTTATACCAAATATTGTTAGGGTCGTTTTTGAATGTTCCATCAAATTTCCAACTAAACCAATTTGATATATTTGTTTCCAATTCGGTTTTACCTGCAAAATGTATACCAACCATTGTAAGTTGGAATAACAATGCGAAAACAATCCATATACCTACTAAACTTAGAAATACCATCGCAAGGGTATCTCTCCAATTTTGCTTTAATTGCAATAACTTTGCTTTCATTTTATACTCATTTTACTTTTACGAATATAAATATAACGAAGTGATTATAATCAGTATTTATTCTATATTATCTTTTCCAAAACTATTCAAAAAATGATGAACAGGTGTCCAAAGACAATATACACCAACTGCTTCCAAAAAAGTTAATTTTGGTAACATCGGTATCAATTGTGTCAAATAAGATATTGCTAAACCTATTACACAGGTAACAATAATGACATTTAATGTAATTTTTAATTTTTCCATATAAGTAATATACGAAAAATTATTTAGTATACCAAATAAAAAATAGAGAATTAATCTCCCTCTTTATCTAGTCTCATATGTGTTTGGAATATATTTGTATAAAATTCATCATTTGTAAAATCCACATCATCTCCAATTGCTTCATTTTTTGCACACGTTTGAACCAAATCAATAAATGCCATACTTTTAGCAAATGATTTTTTATCTGAAAATTTAACATAGTTTATTTTATCCACTTTGTATTTTTGATTGGATGGCATCAATACTTCATGTTCATTTGAAAAAGATTCTGAATAGGGTTTTAATCGTTTAGATACGATATTACTATTCATAGAAAATGCGTTTAATTTATCACATTCACTTTTAACTCTAAAAACAACAGAATATGGTTTATCACCTGTTTTTATCATTAGTGGATGTTCTATTGGATTAGCAAAATCTGTTGCTGTTTCAAAGGATGTTGTAAATGAACTAATTGGTAATTTAATATTTTTTTTATTATTAAAATCTTCTAATAATTTTGTATATTCCTTTTTTGAAAGGATAATACCTCTATATATCGGTTCTTTTGTTTCAATTGGTGGTGGTGGATAATTTTTAAGAAGTTTATCTATTGATTTTAATGATTTCTTATCTGACCAATTTTGCCAATTATACATTATAGTATCATACTTATTGGCATCCACACCACCTTTTACTAAGTTTTTTATCCATTCTCCTTGTTTTTTTATTGCAGTTTTTTCTATTTTAGCAACGGATTTTTGTTTTTCAACATTCCACCTACTAACCATATTATCATATAGATTATCTATTGTATCTAACGTTCTACTTTTTATAGGTACATTAGGAGATTTGATTGGTTCTTCTTTTTTATTAGTTCCAAAAACATTGACTCTTTTGGGTTTACTAACAGGTTTTTTGGGGTTGACCTTTTTATTTTTCTGAGTCGGTTTGTTTGTTTTTGAGTCAACGTGTGTACCTTTTTTTATTGCGGCATCTCTATTTTGTTTACTTATAAAAGAAACAATCTTACCACTATCTTTTTTAGTGGCCGTCCAATTTGAAAGTTCGTTTAGTAAAGATTTTAACAACATCATTTACGCCAATAGATGGTAATATTCTTTGAAATGTTTAATTCTGTCGGCCAATCCAATTGTTCCACCATTTACTCTTTTAGTAATAGATGTTACTACTGCGTCGGTTGCACCACCATCAGCCATTTTGTGTAATCCGTTTTTAGTAAAGAACCATGCTGCTGAAAGTAATGCGTATTGAGATGCTACTAAATCTGGATTAACCGTCATATCTACTCCGATTGATTTACCAAATGCAGTGTAGTTATCTTTGCCTGTTAATTGAATATACCCTCTACCTCTGAATTTATAACCATCACCGCTTGCTTCAGTTCCGTTACCCATTCTATTAGAGTAAACTTTGTTTGCAATTTTTTGTGGGTTTCTATTGTAGGGTGCTGCAGCTGCTTCAGTTGGGAAATACTTTTTAAATATACCATTCAATCCTTTAGCTGAATAGTTTAGATTTTCTTGTGTTAATCTAAATCCACCACTTTCATGTCCACATTGTGCTAAGAAGTGTGCTAATCTTAATGGAGTGTTGATGCCAAATTTTGCAGCAGTGTCAGGAATCATTGCGATTACTGCGTCTGGAATATGTCCTTTTAATTTGTCTAATTTTAATCCACCTGTTGATTGTGGTATTGGAGTTTCAACTGGAGTAGGAACCGATTGTCCTTCTGCCATAATCATTGCCCAAGTCTTATCACCTACGATACCATCTGGAGTCAAACCATGTGCAGACTGCCAAGCTTTTACTGCAGCTTCTGTTTTTGGGCCAAAGTTAGTAACAGCTGGTTCAATACCCAACTTTTGTTGCATTAACTTTACATTCTCATTATTATCACCTTTTCTTAACAACATAATTTATAGTTTATTATAAATATATTATTTAATTGATTTAAGAATACCTCTTAAAGAAAATTCTGATATTTTTGGTTTTTGGGTCATTGCGTTTTTAACTAATTCAATATGACCTTCTCCTGCAATTACGATTGGAATTTTTCCCTGTTTTTCCAATTCGTTTGATTTATTTATTATATTCTCATCTCTTATTTCATTAAATGCAACTTGAATATCATTGACTTTCGTTTCAGTATCACCATTATCTAGTGGAAATGATAATCTATATAATGTATCTATATCTTGTTCAGTTGGATTGTCGAAATTTTCTATTGTAGGAAATCCTGCTTCTTTTGCTGCATCTTGTAAAAATTGCTTACCCGCATCATCTAAAAATTTAGATGGTTTCATTGTATCGGTACCCTCACCCTGTCCAATCATACTAGCCCAATTACCGGCATTAACCTGTGATTGGTTTAGTCCTGTTTTTTCAATTTGTTTTTTGTATAGTTTAGAATCTGGTTTATGAACATCCAATTCATCACCATCAAATGTATCAACACTTGCACCCATTTCTTTAAACTTTGGAACTGCATAATCCATTTCATCGTGGAATTCTAATTCACCTGTTTCTTTATTAGTTGCACCACCTTCACCTACAAATACGATGTCTTTCCATCTATCTTTTGGTATTGTGGATTTTATATGGTCAACTATATCATCAACCATTTTGGTATTTCTATGAATAGTACCATATACTTTACCACCACCGATATTAGTTGTTTGAATATCTTTACCAGATGTTTTTCCTTTAATTGTGGTCGGGTTTGCCTGTTTTGTTTTATCAGTTTCCGCAGGGGTAGGTTTGTCGTGTTTAGCCGGGTCCATCTGTTTAACAATATAGACATTTCCTGTCTTTTTGTTTTTTACGATGTCATCTTCTTTTAATAAAGATTTTAGTCTAATCATTTTATCTACCTTGTCCTCTATACCTTTTTGGTTTTGGAGTGTGTTTATTGAAACTTTTTTGTCCAGAACCAGGGCCAGTCTTTCTTGTACCAAATGTGGTTTTATTAGAACTGATAGCTTTTGCTTTTGCCATTTTTAGTTATTTTCCGATTTACTTTACTTATTTTTTTGTTGATTTTTTAGTTGCAGGTTTTGTAACTTTATCAGCTACTTTTTTAACTTCTGCTACAACTTCTTTAGCTTTTTCAACTTTAGCTTTTGCTTTCTTAACTACAACTTTAGCTTCTTCAATCTTTTCTTCGATTGTATCTGGAATGTTGTTGTTGTTTGCGTCTGCGATTGTACCCTTTTTCATAAGGATATAAGTAACTGCACCTGCTACTGCCACTGCAACTACGAATAATACGAATGTACTCATTGTTTTTTGTTTTTGTTTAGAATTAAATATAAATATTAAAAATTTTTAGTTAAATTAATCCTCTCCATATAGAGAAAATCTTTTAACGGGTATTTCTACTTCTTCTTGTCTAATAATTTCTACAGTTCCCTTTCTAGCTTCGATATAAAAGTTAGTATCACCATTTGTTTGATACCAAGCTTCCAAAGCATCGGTGAGAGATGGATATACTGCACTATTTTTTAAGTCAGCAAATATCCATCTATCTCCGGGTGGAACTCTTTTAAGGACTAATTCCTTTTGTTCTTTGAGTTCTTTTTCCATATTAGAATACTTCAATAATGTTTGTTTCCGATACTTTTACTACTTCATATTCAAGCTTAACTGCTTCTTCAATGAATTTGTTTACCAACTTAGCTTCTGCTTCTGTCACCGACATTGCGTCTACTAAATAGTTTTCTTTTTGTTTTTTAATCTTACCTTTAGCATCTTCTACTTCGATTGCTACTTGTACTGAATAATACTTTGCCATTTGTTTTGTTTTATTGTTTTATTTATTACATTCCAAATCCACCTTGTGGCATTTGTAATTGTTTTTCTTCTTTTTCCGATGCTATTACACATTCGGTTGTTAATAATAGAGATGCGATACTTCCTGCATTTTCCAATGCCAATCTTGTTACCTTTGTAGGGTCAATGATACCGGCTTTAACCATATCAACATACTCCTCAGTTCTTGCATTGTAACCCATATTACCTTTACTACTTCTAACTTCGTTGATGATAACTTCTGCACTTCCACCTGCGTTCTGCACAATAGTTCTCAATGGTGCCTCAATTGCTTTTCTGACAATAAAGATACCTGTGTTATAATCACTCTCATTTGGTAATTCCAATTTATCTAATGCAGATTGTGCTCTAATCAATGCAACACCACCACCTGGAACAATACCTTCTGCTACTGCAGCTCTCGTTGCATGTAATGCATCATCTACTCTATCTTTCTTTTCTTTCATTTCAACTTCAGTAGCTGCTCCGATGTAAAGGATTGCTACACCACCTGATAATTTAGATAATCTTTCTTGTAACTTTTCAGTATCGTAGTCCGATGTTGATTTCTCAATTTGTGTTTTGATTAACTCAACTCTAGCTTTAATATCTTCTTTCTTACCACCACCATTGATGATAGTTGTATTGTCTTTGTCGATTACAATTTTCTCAGCTTTACCCAACATTGACATTGTTACTTTCTCTAATGATAAACCAACTTCTTCACTAATAACCGTACCACCTGTGATTGTTGCGATATCTTCTAACATTTCCTTTCTTCTATCTCCAAATGCAGGTGCTTTAACTGCTGCAACTTTTAGAGTTCCTCTCATCTTATTTACAACCAATGTTGCCATTGCTTCACCTTCTAAATCTTCGGAAATGATTACTAATGGTTTGTTGGTTTGAGCAACTGATTCTAGTACAGGTAAGATATCTTTCATTGCTGAAATTCTCTTATCGTAAATCAATACCAATGCATTGTCAAACTGAACATCCATAGTGTCTTGATTGGTTACAAAGTAAGGAGAACTATATCCCTTATCAAATTGCATACCCTCTACTACTTTAACTTCCGTTTCAATACCCTTAGCTTCTTCAACTGTGATGATACCATCCTTACCAACTTTGTCCATTGCGGTTGCAATCATCTTACCAATCTCACTATCGTTGTTTGCTGAAATAGTTGCAACTTGTTCAATTTCCGTAGATGATTTAATCTTTTTAGAAATGTTTGCAAGTTCTTTTACCACTACACCAACTGCAGTATCAATACCCCTCTTTAAGTCCATTGGGTTTGCACCTGCAGCTACATTCTTAAATCCTAAGTTGTAGATTTCTTGTGCCAATACAGTTGCGGTTGTAGTTCCGTCGCCGGCTTGGTCTGCAGTTTTACTTGCAACTTCTTTTACTAATTGAGCACCCATGTTTTCAATCGGGTCTTCTAATTCAATTTCTTTTGCTACCGATACACCATCTTTTGTAATGTGTGGGACACCGAATTGTTTTTGTAGAATTACGTTTCTACCTTTAGGGCCTAATGTAACTTTAACAGCATTTGCTAACTTATCAACACCGGCCTTTAATGAGGTTCTTGCCTCTGAATCAAATTTGATAATTTTTGCCATATTCTATTTTGTTTTTTGTTTATACTCTAATATACGAAAAATATTTTAATCCACCAAATAAAAAATCCCCCACTTTTTAAGGTGAGGGATTGTGAGTATATTTTGACTGCGTAATCTTATTTACCGAAGATGTAACGGATACCTAATTGTGCAGACCATACATCAAATACTGATGAGTTGTACTGATAACTATCTCTAGCTAAAATAGTAGAACCATCTGTTAATCTTTGTGTTGCCAATCTAAATGTTGGAACATTTGTAACTGCATCTCTGCTTACAAAGTTCAAAATTTGAGGTGCCGTAGCTCTTTGTGAAACACCAAACTTATTGTCAATCATATTACCGAAGTTTAAGATATCTGCTCTGATTTGGAAAGCATTTCTCTTTCCACCAATTTTAACAAATACATCTTGTGCTACCGATAAATCAAATCTATGTAAGTAAGGTAATAAACCACCATTTCTTTCAGCATATTGACCTCTACGAGTTGATAAGTATTTATCTTGTCCGATAAACTTATCAAATGCAGCTTGTTGTTCTGCTTCAGTAAATGTTTTACCACCTGAAGTAAAACTAGTAAATTTCATATCCGAACCTTTCATTGGAACGAAAATTAAATCGTTATTATATACTCTATCTCCATTGAAATCTGCAGTTGAACTACTTGTTACAACATAAGAATATGGATTACCTTGTTGTCCTACATAACCTAATGTAAATGTAGTAGCTCCACCATATTTAGAACCATATTCAATTCTATATCCTAATAAACCTACGAATCTGTTTTTAACAAATTGGTCGGCAAACGATAATCCTAAATCGTTGTTACCTGCTACTGATAAAGCTGATTGCCAACTACCACTAGCGATTGAACCCGCACTCATAAAGTCTTTTGAGTTAGCAGTTGTCCAAGCGAATGAACCCCAGAAACCTTTTTGATATGGTTTCTCTAATTTCAATGTCAATGATTCGTGATATGCACCATCTCTATTTGTAAGAACTATTGCTCTACTTACATTGTTATTTACTCTCACAGTTGCATCCGTACCACCGAAACGAGGTCTGTTATCTACGCCACCCAAAGTTCCAACAGGTGCTCTTAAATTAGCTTCGTAGTAATGAACTGCGTTAAGTGTTTTATTATAAAGATATTCAGCACTTGCTACTAATCCGAAGAATGGTAACTTTTGGTCTACTGCCAAATTTGTTTTCCAAACTTGTGGGAATTTGTAGTTAGGGTCAGTTAATGCTAAGTCAAATGTTGAAGGCAATTGTGGAGTTGATGGGATGAAATATTTGTTAGGGTCGGCAGTGAAACCATATTGGGCTGCCGCTGCTCCTGTCACATCAATAAATCCTGTCAACACACCATTGTTACCGATTTGGTTAGATAAGAATACATAAGGAGGTCTACCTGTGAATACACCAGTACCACCTCTAAATTGTGTTTTCTTTTGTCCTTTCAAGTCGTAGTTGAAACCTAATCTTGGTTCAAAAAGAACTTGTGTTTTAGGCATTAGACCTGTATTTAATTTTTCACCATTTGCAAAAGTCATTGCAGTTACTGCTTTGTTTTCTAATGCCGTATTTTCAAAACCAATGATGTTTACTCTTGCACCAAATGTTAATTTCAAATCTCTAGTTGCGTTATATTCATCTTGTAAGTATAAATCTAATCTATCTGATTTTAAAGTTTGCATTGGTTCAATTGCTCCTGGTAATGCCGAGTAACGGAATTGAAATCTTGCAGGTGCAAATGTAGATGGTCTTCCACCATTTGCTAATGATTGATTAGCTGCAGTGTAGAAATCATTTAAACTATTAAAGATGTAAACACCATTAGATGCGGGGAAAAATAAGTTATTTGATTGATACTTTTGGAAGTTAAAACCACCAACCAAAGTATGCTTACCTGCATATTTTGTTAAGTTGTTAGTTACATTAAAAGTATTGTAATCTAATTTGTTACCCGGAGTGAATGGGTCAAATCCTACTGATGTAAGAGTTGGGGTAGATTGTAAGATATCAATCGTTGGGAACATTTGGCTCATATAACCTCTGTTCTCAATTTGTTTGTCATACGATACAATTAAGTTATTGTATAATGTATTTGAAATCTTAGAGTTTAATTCCAATACTGCTGAACGAGTATTATCCTGAATAGTATATCCACTATTTTGGAAAGACATTGCGTTGATGTTTTGTGTTCTACTTCCCGCACCCGCCGAATTTGAATTTGAAATTCCGATTTGTGCTTCAGAATTATGGAACACATAACGAGCAGTTAATTTGTTCTTATCGTTAATATTCCAATCAACACGAACTAAAAATTTGTTAGATGTGTTTGTGTTAGAATAACCTTCAAATGGACCTGTTTCATAATTGAACTTATCTTTCATAAATTTAGAAAGGTCAGTCAATTGTTGGAAAGTTGGTCTACTTACTTGTGAACCTGCCAATGGAGAACCTGTTGAAATCCAAGTTGTACCTGGCTCAGTTCTTTCAATTGATTCGTAGTTACCAAAGATAAATAATTTGTTCTTAATAATTGGTGCCCCTAAACGGAAACCTTGTACCTTCTCATCAAATTTAGATGCAGTTACTTTTGTTCCTTTAGCATTATCACCAACATAACGAGAACTATTATCTCTTTGTGTTTGATAAACACTACCTTCCACTTCATTTGTACCACTTCTTGTTACTGCATTGATACCAGCACCAGTAAACCCAGACTGACGGATATCAAATGGGGCAACATTCACCTGTAATTGGTCAATCGCATCCAATGAAATAGCACTTGCACCAGTTCTACCACCCGCTTGTGCAGATGAACCTAACCCGAAGTTGTTATTAAATTGAGAACCATCAATTGTGAAGTTGTTTAAACGAGAATCTTGTGCTCCAAATGAAGAACCATCACCGAATGGATTGTATTTAGTAATACCATTGATTGTTCTTGCTCCTGTAATTGGAATAGTTTGTAATTCTCTACGAGTAAATTGTTGTGCTGCACCTGTCTTTTCTTTTGAGAATAATCCAGATTTTGTTCCAGTCACAACTACTTCTTTAAGAGCAGTCTTCTCATCCACTAATGTAAAGTTCACGTTTGTAGTTACACCCAATTGAGTGTTTACATCCGTTTCTTCACCTTTTCTAAATCCGACAAATGAAGCATGTAATGTATATGGGCCACCCACTCTTACAGCAGGTAATGCATAAACACCATTCTTATTTGTTACGGTTTTGTAACTTGTACCTGTTGGAGTGTGAACTACATGTATTGTAGCACCTACCAACACTTCTTGTTTTTCGTTCTTAACTACACCAGAAATAGAGGATGTGGTAACTTGACCGAATCCCATTAAAACTGATACTGAAAGGAACAACGATAGAATCGTTTTTTTCATGTTTGTTTTGTTTTTTGTTAAAAAATAAAGGGTGGAGACGATATGTTCCACCCTGTTGGGTTTAATTTGATGTTTTAGTTTCTTCTACTGAGGCCTGACGATAATCTGTAACTAATTTTTTTAAGTCACCGATATGCGTTCTTGCATTCTTTTGAGATACTTTTGTTGTCTTGTTGTGCTCTTCTTCAAATTTTACGAACAACGATTTCATTGTTTCAAAAATTTCTTGCTTCTTACTAGCCATAATTCTGTTTTTTGTTTGTTAACTAAATATAAGAAAGATTTTTGATATTACCAAATTATCTTCCTCTTTTTTGACGAATTGCCAATTCTTTAAGGTAGTGTGCCTTCCAATGATATTCAACCGAAACGGGCCCATTCGGGAATTTCTTTAAGTCATACTTCCAGATAGATTTTGAATCTTCATCTTCAAATATGTATTCAAATTTTGTAGGTTTTTCCGTTTTACTTAAGTTTTCTTTAGAAGGTTTTAGAGACATAACTTATTAATTTTATCCACATTATAGTGCAAAACTTTCACCACATCCACAGGTTCGGGATGCATTGGGATTTATAAATTGGAATCCCTTACCATTAAGTCCGTCTGAAAAATCCAATTCAGTTCCGAAAAGATATAGTAACGATTTGTTGTCTATTAAGATTTTTACTCCATTATTTTCTGCAAGAGTATCTCCTGTTTGTTGGTCGGTATCAAATGAAAGGTCGTATGACAATCCACTACACCCACCACCTTTAACCGCCACTCTAACAAATGGAGTTTTGAACCCACTTTCTTCGATGAGTGAGTTTAATTTTTTTGCTGCACCTTCTGATACTGTTACCATTATGCGTATTTTAGTCCGAAAAATTCGTAATTCTTATGCACCGATACTTCATCACCGGCTTTAATTGCTAAATCCTCATCTTCATAAATTGCAGAAACAGGACATTCTGGAACACATGCTCCACAATTTATACAAGTATCGGGATTGATATACATTTGCCCACCTGGAAATGCCTCTCTACCATCTCTTTCAATTTCACCACCCGAACCATCTATATCAATCGGGCCATGAATACAATCTACCGGACACACACTTGCACATGCAGTATCCATACAATCAACACAACTCTTTCCAATAATATAACTCATACTTTATTTTTTATATATGTGATTCTTCAAACACCAATTGTTCTAATCCTTGTTTTTGTCTATAATCATTTATCGCAGATTTGATAGCATCTTCTGCTAATACTGAACAGTGAATTTTAACTGGAGGTAAATTTAATTCCTCTACTAACTCCATATTATCCATTTTAACTGCTTCTTCTAATGTCATACCTTTCAACCACTCCGTTGCCAATGAAGATGCTGCGATAGCACTCCCACAACCAAATGTTTTAAACTTTGCATCGGTTATGATATTGTCGTTTACTTCTATTTGTAGTCTCATTACATCACCACATTCCGGTGCACCCACTAAACCTGTTCCTACATTGGATTTTGATTTGTCCAAAGTTCCTACATTTTTGGGATTTTGATAATGGTCAATTACTTTTTCGCTATAAGCCATAATATATGATTTTGGTCATACATAAATATACAACAAATATTTGAAATTACCAACTAATTTCCCAATCTTTAAATTCAGACGCTAAACAATCAATCTTATAATCCTTTCTACCACCCACTACTTCTTGTATTTTATTCTTTGCAGTATTTCTAATACCATTCAAACCATGTGTCAATGCTAAATTAGCAGGGCCAGCCGTTCCTTTACGAACTGCACTTTCATTATGCCAAATATGTAAATTCATTTGGGATAAAACAACAATTGCTCTAATGGTTTCAGCGGTAACAGGTTCAGTTCCTGTTTCAATACAAATTTGAATATCATTTACTATGTCTGCAATTTCTTGTGCATATTCTTCTTTGTGTTCCGTAATGAATACTTCTTTTAATTGTGAAATACTCAATCTATCAATTAATTCTGCCAATGTAGGGAGATATTTTCGTTCCTTACTCATTTGTTTCTATGTTTTGATTGTTTAATAAGTTTTCTTCAGCTTCTGTGATTTGTCCACCATTTTCTGCATACCAATTTTTCACATTTCTTTCTCCTACTAATAAAAAGAAACAGTTGTAACAAAGGGCTCTGATGTTATCTAATTTACGGTTATTCAAATTACCATCTAAAAAATCTATAAGTAATGGCATTTTACCATCCGTAATTCTTTCTTCGCTAAACCCACAACTACTACAAATTTTTGGAATATATCCACTTAAAAATAATTTATTCTTAAACTTATGTAATGGGTAGTGCATGTGTTTACCATCAATTATATCGTCAATGTGATATTTTTTGTTTTTTATTTTTTTGGCCTTTTCAATTCCAATACCATACGGATTTTTCAAGTCTTCAAAAATACCATAAAGTTTTGCATATTTCTTATAAGTGTTATATGATACACCCAATAATCTTGCTGCTTCGAACGCAGACTTGCATTTTTCTTGTGCTGCTTTAATTTGGGATTCTAATAATGGTCTGGCACCCAATCCTCTTTTTGTTGTTTTACTACTTTCTATGTTTGGGAAAAATCCTTCCTCTTGTTGAATTTCTTCATTTTCCATACTAATAACTATTTAATTGTAATTATAAGTATATCAAATTAATATTTTTATCAACTTATTAAATGTATTATCGATGGTGTCCGATGTATCTAAATCTATATAAAATTCGGTAGGTGGTTCGTAATCTAATGCAAACTTATCTTCTCTACCTCTAATTTTTTTTGTATGACAATATATCTCTTGTATCTTGCATTGAGACTTAAATTCATCTCTTAATTCTTTATAAGGACTAACTAATGATATTACGACATCGTTCCCCGATGCATCTAAAAACTTTGCTATATCAAATGCTTTGTTAATGTTCTTATATCTTCCTTCTTTGGAATAGTCTGTATTTGGGAATAATTCTCTTAATTGGTCTCCGTCAATATGAAATACGGATTTTCTCCAATTTTTCTTATCAGTTTGTAACCATATTTGTAACTTCTTGCCCAAAGTAGTTTTACCACTTCCAGGCTGACCCGTTAAAAGGTATATCATAACTTATTTCTTTTTTAATGCGAACTCAGCTGCTTTATGTGCTTTTGATGATTTGTCGTATTGTAATGCTGATTTAATTTTAATCATTTTACCCGTTTCTGGGTTTTTAATTTTTTTATCCAAATCTTTTGGTAACAATGATTTTAAACTCATGTCGTTTTTTTTAGGTTCAACTGGCTTTGTTGCTTCCTTATCTTTTTGGGATTTCATATCAGATTGTTTTGGTGGTGCAGGTATATCGTGTTTCACATGACTAACCTTCATTTTGATATTAGGATATTTTTCTTTAAGTTTGTTTACTGCGGTAATGTTTTTATGAGAATCGTCTATAAAAAATACATCGTTATATCCTGCTTTAATTTTATCTTCAATCCAATCTGCTTTGTCTTGTGGGTTATTAGATGCCAATGCAACCACATATATTCCTTCCAATCCAATATCTTGTAAATAATCCTTAACAGGTTTGTATGCAGCTCTTGCGGTTAATATTACAACCTTTCTTTCACCCTCTGCTCTTGCTACTGTTTTTAATAATTTAGTAACACCTTTAATTTCTTGCGGTTGCTTAACTTGTTCAAAATCTGAAAAATCATAGTTGTCTCCGTCTTTTGGTTCATATATTGCATATTCACCAGGAGTTAATTTTGATTTTTTTCCGTCACCATGTGTAATGTATATGTGAGATTTTGTTTTAACTATTGTATCGTCAAAATCAAATATTCTTAATTTTTTGGTTTCAGCTTCATTTATAGGATTAAACGCAAATGCATTTAGATTGGAATATACTTTTCCAAATTCTACTTTTAAACCATTCCACATCCCTTCTATGAATCCGCTTTTACCCATTTAATTGTTTCTTTGCTTTTGGTAATGCCTTCTCCAATTTATCATTTTCTTTTGTAAGAAATTCAACTTTAACACTCAATGCAGCAACTTCTTTTGTAAGTGCCAATACCATTGAACGTAGGTCATCTTTTTCTCTTGACGCAGCTTCTAACAATCCTTCTAATTTAGAGATACGGTCTTTGCAATCATGTCTGATAAAATCTTCATCTCTTTCTTTATGCATTTGCCTCTTTTCATAATAACGAAAAGCTCCTGCTGAACCTAATACGGTTACGATTGATATGATAACTGTATATAAATTATCCATTTGCATCATCACCTCCTTCTAATTTATGGAAGCTTGTATTTGCTTGATTTATAAAATTTTGTGCTTGAGAGATATGGTCTTGTATCCATCCTGGTAAGTTCATTTCTTTTTCACCAACTTTACCTTTAAGTTCGGTTGCGTTACGAATAATATCATCCAATTGGCCGGCCGCCATTGATACTTCGTGGTCTGGAGATTCAGGTCCTTCATTAATTTGATGTTTCAATAAATCTGTCATTTTATTGAATACTTGTTCGCCACCATCTTCACCTAAACGATATGCTCCACCTAGTTTTTCATAGATTTGGATTTTATGCTTCATTGGAATAGCCTTTTCACATACTGCTTTCCAAACTTTTGGATGAGTTACTTCGAATTTCATATTTAAATTGGTTGTATATACTGATATAAATATATATTTTTAATATTAAAGTTTATTCAATTCATTATTAAAATTACTTTCTGCAATTTTTCTAAATTCATCTTTTCTACTTATAGATTTAATTGAATTATTGTAGTAATTTCTATTTCTATATGAATAATCTTCACATACTACATAGTTGTTCAATTTAAATTGGTAAATTTCATTACCAACATTTCTAAGTTTATCAATTGCCCACATTATGAAAGTATCTTCTATACCATAATGGCCAAATGATTCTGGAATTCCTGTTAAATCCAATAGATTTTTAGATATACAAGTAAACCAACCACCTGCAAATTTAGATGCGGGTTGGCCCATAACATTATTATTTACTAATTTTATAGAAATATCACCATATACCCCACATTCCATATACGGGTCGTTTGTTTTATGATAATTAATTGGTTTATCTAAATAATTTTCATTAACTAAACAATCCCAAGTATTATCCCATATTTTTACAATTTCAGGTGTTAATATATAATTTTTTATACCTTCTTCTTCTATACCAACTATTGCATTTTGTAAATAAAATAATATCTGCTCATCAAATATAATATCACTATCTAACCAAACAAAATGAGTGGCATCGCTTATTTCCAAATGTGCAGTTCTTCTAGATGATACACATCCTAATATATCTTCTCTCATTTGGAATATAGAATTATTTGCCCAATCAGTTAATAATTTTAAAGATTCAAATTTATCAATAATAAATTGTTTATCTAATTTAGAACTATTCCAATCAGTTAAATAATCGGATATTCCTAAAGATATACAAAATTGATAATCATTACCATCTATAAATTTAGATGCTCTCTTTAATGAAATCAATATTCTTTCCAAATCATCAATTTCATTTGGTAATATGAATGTTGTAAAAACTATTTTCATTTATATAATTGTTTTATTTTTTCTTTAATAGTCGGGTCTCTATCGTATTGATGAACCAAAACATATGGAGTTTCTCCATTCATTATTACATCATTTTCTATTTTCAAATCATTTGTATTAGTTCCAATTTGTAATGCAAAATCCGAATTAATTGATATTTTGTTTCTGATGAGTTCATTGTGTATAATGAGATTAAATGAACTTTGGTCTGTAAAATGTCTTGTATCTCCCGATTGTGATACTAGCCAATTTAACATTAATAGGTCTTTAACTGATTTATATTTTCCTGCAATCACTCCAACATTACCAATCGTATTAGGTTTAATCCAATCCCAAAACATCGGGCCATATCCTTCATGTATATTTTTATAACCCCATGCTTCATTTTCATATGTAACACATTCGGAAGCACATAGTATTTCGGTTTTAAGATTTTGTTGCAACCAATCGGATGGATTTGTTTGCCATACTATATCTCTAACATCCGTTGTAATTATATGATTCCACTCTCTTTCATCATTTTGTAAAAACCACCACATATCAACCAATCGTTTCATATGAGGGTGTCCTTGCAACTCTGCACCATAACATTCCCAACCTTTTGTTGAAAGATATTCTATCGTTTCATCTGGTATGTTATAACATATCATTATTTTATCACCACTAAATCCACAATCGTTTAGTGATTCTACATATATTTTAATTTTTTCTGGCACATAGTTTGCTATTGCCGATATAACCAAATCTTTCATTATAACTTTTTAATTTCTTCTATATCTTTTAAATAATCAACTATTTCATAGTCTTTCCAATTAGTATAATTTGGATATAAATCTGGTCGTTCGTGATACCAAGCTTGTACCATTTGTTTATTCTGAACAACATCAAATCCACCGGCCATAATAACAAATTGACCTAATGAATCTGGCCAACCAATTAATTTATCATACGATGCAATTGAATCATAATTTAATTCTAATATGTGTCTGAATTTTTCCCAACTAATAATCCATTTTTGACAATCTATAATACATCCACCACTAGCACCATATCCTTTGTTACCAAATATATTTAATGGAACATCGGTATTACCACCTACTTGTTGAATTATATACAATATATTTTCAGTTATTATATTTGCATTATATTCTAAAACTGCTATTCCAAATTCATTTTCTTTTGTGATACTAATTGGTTTAATAATAAAACTATCTTCTTCTAAAAGAATCATAAATTTAGAATCAGATTTTTTACACGCCCAATATATGTTATCACACCAAAGTAATGCGTTATCTTTTGGCCAACATTCTCTATTACTTTTATGATTTTGAAAATTACCAGGATATCCTATTTGAAATGGATTTTTATAACATTCTGCATTATATTTTTCAGCTATTTTTGTATAATTTTCAAAATCACCATTATCATCGACACTAACATAAATATCCCCATCAGGATAGAACTCTCTGAATTTTCGAAAGGAATTATCAGCTGCTTCCCAATTTTTATAACCCCAAAGATATGCATTTAATAATTTATTCATAACAGATTTTAGTAAGAATATTTATCAAAAAATTCATCAATTTCCAATAGGTTTAAAAAATATTTTCTATCACTTGAAAATACATCCCATTGCAATGATTCTTCTAATGTAAATTTATCGATTGGGGAATTTTTTCCATGTGTAATAATACCAACACCATAATCGGTATTAACTACTGATATATCCAAATCAATATCCAAATGTCTTAATTTTACAATAGATTTCCAAACATCACCATTCCAAGCAGCTGCAACTCTGGGTACTAATTGTGATTCATATGAAGGTGGATTGCAATCGTGTATAAATACAAAACCACCATGGTTTAAATGTTCTAACGCATTTTTAATATCAATATCAACTTGTTCGGAATGATGTAATCCATCTATAAAAATAACATCATATTTTTTATTAGTTATTTCTGGTAATGCAAAAAATTCATTAGAACCCATTTTGTAATTTATTTCTGGACAACTAACATTTTCTTCAACTACGGGGTCAACTCCATCTTTATTTGGTGCTTCTATTTTTCTAATACAATGGCCAAATGCTACACCTATTTCTAAGTAGTCTTTAAACTCATATTTATTTATAATATAATTTACTAAATCATATCTTTTTACCATTGAATTTTCTTGTTCAATAATTAATCTGTCTTGTGTGTTATCTATCATATTTTTTATTTAAATTTTCCTAGTCTAAATTTATTTGAAATTTGTATTGTTGATTCTTCGTTATCTATAAAATGTATATTTGATTTATCTATTCTTTTTAATAAGAACTTATAAAGACAATGAAACAATCCAGGACAAAAGTGTGTATTTTTACCAAACCAAGTTTCTTTTAAAGAAATAATCACATCATCTAACATATCTTTTGGAAAAGCATAAAATGTATCTGTTGTTAAATGTGTTTCATTCCAATGATTTAATTCTTTAAATAAAAAATTAAACTTTTTAAAATCAATACCAATATTACAACGAATATCTAAATCAAATCTAGTTGTTATAATAAAATCAATATCTTCATCTTTTAATTTTTGTAAAGAATCTATGTAAGTATTTGCTGCAAGTTCAGCTGAATTATTATTTGTCGATTCTAAAATTGTATATTTTTCTGGTTTATATATTTCTAAAATATTATTCGTTTCAGTAGTATAATATGTATGAAGATAAATCCTAATATCATTATTTTTTTTAAGTGGAGTTATTAAATTTTTGAATAAATTTTCATATGCATCTTTATAGGTATGAATACCATTACCTAAATCGTTGTGTGATAATCCAGCAATATTAATTCCTATTTTCATTTATATCGTTTTATATAATCTGAACAAATTCCTCTACACAATAATACATTATCGTTTTCTAATTCGGGCATAACAGCAATACTACCTTTTATTGGTTGTTTACCAGGATATGCCCAAACATAGTTTTTAGATGTAAGCGTTACAGTATCGGTTTCGTGCCAAAAATAGTGAATAGCATATTTTTTCATTTCAAATAATGCATCCAGATGTTTGGCATGACACCATAGTTTTTCATTCATCAAAAACTTATAATCAGTTTCGTATAATGGTTCATCATGTCCTAACATAAACTTACCATCAACAAACCATACATCAACTTCAACATCATAACCTAAGTTCAATGCAGCTTCTATATAATTTGGATTGTTTTCATATTCAGGCATTCTACCATCTATGTTTCCTCTATGTGATATTAATATCATTTCTTATTTTCTAAATAATAATTTAAATCTTCTGGTGTGCCCAACCCCCACATCTTATCAATGTTGAATGTTTTTATTTTCTTACCATCTGCAATTGCTTCATTGAAAGTAGGGCAAGTATAAAATTCATTATTAGTTCTGATATTCTTACTAATCATTTGTTCTGCGTATTTTACATAATCAGAACCTTTAGCCCAATAGTAAACACCAACAGTTGCTATATCTGAAATTGGATTCTTTTCTGCTACTTCCGTTACATATCCATACTCATCCACTTTAGCGAATGACCATTTAGGATGCGTTGCTGTAAATGTTAAAATACCACCATCAACTTTTTGTTCAATCATTTTATACATAAACTCATTACTATCCCATTCTACGAATTGGTCAGAGTTTGCCATAACCAATGGTTGGTCGTTGTCGATATATTCCTTTGCCAATAAAGTTGTGCATGCTGCACCTTCGGTAATACCATCTACTTCTACAATTTTACAACCAGGTGTAATTAAGTTTAATAAAGTATCTAAATTATATTTTGCTCTATGTTCTTTTTGAACTACATAAATGTAAGTTGCCTCTATATTAAGATTATCAACTACAACCTGAATCATTGGTTTTCCTTCCACATCAATTAGTGGTTTAGGAAATGTGTAACCTGCTTGTTGGAATCTACTTCCGGCTCCTGCCATTGGTATTAAAACATTCATCTTACCACCTTGCCATTTTGGAATACTCATATTATTTTTTGTTTCATCTAATTTACTAATAATTTTTGATATTACCAAATCTTTTGGACTATCTACTCTTAAAACATTTGCTCTACTTCTACTTGCTGCCAATAAACCATGTGGAGAATCTTCTACAATTAGGGTTTCTTCGGGCAAACATCCCATCATACTCATTGCCTTCCAATACATTTCAGGATGTGGTTTAGAGTTCTTTACATCCTCATTAGAGATGATTAAGTCCATATACTCAATTATACCTATCTTTGCCAACATTACTAATACAGACCTTCTAATTGAGTTTGAAGCACATGCCAACTTATATCCATTATTTCTCAATTCCTTAAATAATTCAATTTTTTGTAAATCTGGTTCTAGTTGTGAAATTACTTCAATGGTTAAGTGTTGTTTTCTATACCAAATATCATCATAAAATTCTGGGTGTAATCCTTTATTCTTTGTAAGTAATTCCAACTTTTGTGTTGTCTTTAATCCATCATAAATTGAAAGATGTTCAGCTTCAGTAATTATATACTTCTCATCAATTTCTTTCAGTGCTTCATTTAATGTATCGTAGTGGATTTGTTTTGCTTCGACAAGAACACCATCCAAGTCAAAGATAATTAATTTTGTCATTATTTTCCGTATTTTAAGTAATCGTTATGTTTGAATAATCCTTCGTTGTGTCCTACTTTGAAATTTTGTCTTGGCCACCAATATGCAATCTTTCTTTCCAAATCAATACCCTCACCCATAAATGGTTCAATTACATTTAAGTAAAATTCTTTTTTATAAAGACATGGATTGTTTGTCCAATTACCATAACGAGATGTTGTATAAAACATATCTCCTATTTTTTCAATTTGTTCTGGAAACTCCATATCCGGTTCACACCAATGAATCGAATCTAAAAGATGTGGTGATGTAACTTCATGCCAATCATCGTAATAAGTCAATTCTCTACCTTTATACTGAAATGAAAAATGTGGATGACCTGGGTCTTTTCTATGTCTTAAACGAACTACATCTAATCCCATTTCTATTGCAGAAATACTTTGACTTAGTGTTTTGTAAGTAGTTTCTCTATTTTCAATGAGGTTCCAATCATGTTCTAAAATTAAAACATAATCGGTTTGTGCATTTTCTGTTAATCGTTTGAATGCCTTACCTATACCAATGTTTTGTTGTAACCCAATACAATCAATTCCAAAATGATTTGCAATTTCTATATCCTCTTTTGTTACTTCCTGAAAAAGAATAGTAACATCATTTACCATATCCAACAACCCATTTTCGTAATATGTTGTTAAAGTATCTACCAACACTTGTCCACTATTCCAAGCTAATATTCCTACACTAACTGGTAATTTATTTTGCATACTCTTCTCTTTTGAAATTTATTAAATAGTGATTTTCACCCTGTCTATTCAATGGTGAATATGGTTTCCAATTTTCACCGTTTTGAATATAATTGGTTTCGGCATTAAATCTATTTTTTTTTATTTTTTCAATATTAATACTTTTTAAGTATTTAGCCTTTGCCCACCAAAAATTACCAGAATATAATTTCCAATTACCCAAAATACTATATAAAACTCCGTATGTATTATATTCGGTTTGTTGAAATAATTTAAATATATTTTCAAATTTTTCTATATTAAAATAATTCATTAATTGTCTCCAAGTAATTATATTTTGATATTGAATATCGGTTTGTTTGGAAGCACCTTTAGTGTGAATATATAAAATATAATCGGAATCTTTAAAATTTATTTTATCATTTTCAATTAAATCCAATGTAACAAATTCATTACCCATTGAACGGATGTCTCTAATTTTTGATTTATCAATTTTATTTAATATATTAGATATAGACTTATTTTCATTGGGTATTACTATACCAATATTTAAAATATATGGAAAATTAAAATGTTTTTTTATTAAATTTAATTGTTCATCTATTATAGATTCAACACCATCTATTGCATATATGTGATAGTATATGTGAACCATTATAAAGTATCGTAATAATTATTTTGTCTTTCTTGTCTGTCTATTGTCTTAGGGTGTATAATACAATATATTTCATCTGCTGGAAAATTTGTGTAAGATTCAAATCCTACGATTCTTTCATGCACTTTGCCACTCCATCCAATTTTATCAGAGTTTTTGTAGATACGAGTTTGAACATCTGGAAAATTTACCCATCCTTTTTCATTTACATTCCATCTCCATTTTTGAATATGTGCTTCAGTTAACCCTTCAACTGTATTGATGCGTGGAACAACAATCATATCCTTATCAGTATTTGCATCTAATAGAGATTCCATATTAACAATTAAATCTGGTGTTAAATACTCATCCGCATCTAATTGAAATATCCACTCACCTTTACATTGTGAGTTTAATAGATTTTTCCATTGTGCAAAATCATTATTAAATTCAGATTCAATCAATGTGATGTGGTCTGCGTTTGCTTGTAGTTCCAAATACTCTACTAATTCGGTAGGTGCTTTTGGTATGTCTAATAGGACTACTATTTCTGAATTTTCTTCTTTATAGTTTAATAACTGATTTACCAATCTAATGGTTTCTTCGACTTCATTACAAGCCGTTATTGCGTAACTTAATTTCATTAAAATATTTTTTCGTTTGATGTTGTATAACTCCATGCACTCCCACTCGGATATCCATATGCAGTTGATGTCACTCCAAATCCAAATGGTGGATTAGCAATTGTAATTGAACCAACACCCGGTGTTGTTGTTATTGTAGTACCCGTAGGTGTTTCAGGACCTCTTGTTTCATATGGGTTAATTCCTGTCCAATTTGGATAAACAGTTTTAAATGTATTATGGTCTACAATTACTCCACCCATAGGAATTGTATTGTCATCCACTTCTGCCAACTTTTCTTTTAAGTAATCCCATTGTTTTGGAGTAATTGCAAATTCATGCACTCCTTCCGTAAAACCTTTTAACCAAATAACGAATTCTTTTGATGTCATAACTATTTACTTTGTTTTTGTGATTTTTCATCTATTCCGGTTACTGTTTTAGATTTTGGTGTCATTTCATTGACATCCATATTCAATTCAAATACAGTATCCAATCCACTCAATTTATATGTTCTATATGAGTCTCTACTTACAACTGGTATTTTTTTTACATATTTATCAAAAAAAGTAGAACTCTTACCTTTCATTTGAATAAGTTCCGTCTCCTCATTTACCATTTTAGAAAAAAATCTTTTTATTATTTGAGGATTTACAGTTGTTACTTTTACAGCATGGACTACATCTTTCGATTTGGAAACATATAATGTATATATAATAGGTGTTTCAGCTGCACTATATGTTTTATTATTTCCATCAACATATGTATATTCCTTTATAATATAAAAAGTTCCACTTTTCATTTGAGATGCAGCTATTTTTTGTCTATCATCTATGTATTTTTTATATGTTAAAAAGTAATTTCTTATCATTTTTGTGATTTAATTTTTTTATAAAAATACATTGCCAAACTTAAATGCCCAACTTCACCAAAATGTTCATCATCAATTATTGAATTTGTTTCAATTTTTATACCAACTGGTGATATTTGATTAATATTTTTTACATTTAATCTATTTTCTATAAATGGAGACCAATGATAAATATTTTTAGTTAATGATGAATGTTCTATTATTTTTATAAAATCTTCCAATTCTCTATAATATGCATCCGAAGTCCTTATAACCAACGTTTCATCGATTGTCTTTTGTGTTAAATTATCAAACAAATGGTGAACCAATTCGTATCCATTTTCAGTTAATATTGTTGAAAAACCTCCGTCAATATTTCCCAAACGATATCGTAACACACTAGACCACCCAAATATCAAAATATCATCGTTTTTAATGTTTTCCAAATTTTTTATATATGTGTGAAATATTGTATAATTATCGGAACCTGGTAATGCCAAATTATTGATTGGAATGTCCAATAAATCAAATAAAACATTATCAAATGTTTTTGGTATTTTTTTCTTATAATCACAATAGTCAATTGCCCATTGATTTTTTCTATCCAAATGCATTTGAAATGGAGCACTAAAAGAATCGCCAAATATCCATATCATATATTATATTAAATTTATTTTATCAAATCTTCTAAGTTTAAATGTTGGTGCTATTTTCCAATAAAAAGCCGGTCTTATACCAATATATGATGAAATATTCCATAAATCTTGTGGTATGGAGTCTGCAAATACAGATTCGTATGATGCATGATATCCAAAAACAATTGACATCTCATCATATTCTTTTTTAAATTTAGATTCTAACTTTTTAAGTTCTTTTTTATTTTCTTCAATCCAATTATCATTGATTATATATGGTTTATTTTTTTTATTTTGAATATTCCACAAATAACTTTCAGCTTGGTCTTTTGAAGATTCTCTTTTTAAACAAATTGTAAAATCAAAATTTTCTTCAGGTATATATTTTTTATCTATTATTAATTTTTTATAATCAGAGTATAATAATATTACAATTGAATTGTTTATTTTAGAAAATACATCTTTATCAACCTCTGAGTTATTTATTATTGAATAAGAAATTGTATCGGTTATTGATAATTCTTTTTGTATCCAATTCGCCAATGCCATACTACCACATCTATTTGATGTTACAATTAATATATTCATATTATTTATTTAACATTTTCAATTTTGGTAATTGTAATTGTTGAAACTTTGGTTGTGTTTTAGTATAAATACCATATTGATTTAAAATAACATCAAACAATTTAGTCATTTTTTCTAAGCTGAAATTTTGTTTATTTTGTTTACCTAATTGGAATGAATCTACTTTGTATTTGTCATAATTTTTATAAACATCTTTCATTGTAGTCAATGCTTTTGAAATATTAACATTAAACCATTGTGCTTCTTTTAATAAAAATTGGTCGGCCGCTGATTCATGTACAGGTTTTAATTCACCTTCCAATAATACCGCTCCTTGCTTTAAGAAATCCAAATGCCCACTCCAACCACTTACTAATATCGGTTTACCTGTTAAACTAAATTCTAGCAATGGTCTACCAAATCCTTCACCCTTTGTAAAGTTTAACATTGCTTTTACTTTTGGATGTTCATATAAACCATTCATTTCTGTTGAGGTTAAATCACCATGTAAAAGATAAATTGGAACTGACTTATAATCTTTACCCAATACCTCTTTAATTTTTTTAATAGTATTTTCTCTATCCATCACACTAAATCCCGCTGAACTGGTTTTTAGAACTAATGCCGGTTTAACCTTTTCATTTTTGAATGCCATTGCGAATGTTTTAATCATCATTCCCACATTCTTTCTATCTTCACCTAAATCACCTCTTAACCAATGTCCTACGAATAAGAATGCGAAATCTTCTTTGATTGAATCCAATTCAGTAATATGTGCAACATGTTCTGTTCCAAAATCTTCTTCGTCAAATCCTTCAAATAAAATTTCTACCGGTTTTTCAATTCTATGTTGTTTTATTAATTGACCAGTTTGTTTATCTGCTTCATTATATACACTATCAATTAAACTCTTTTTTGAATGTTCAGATGGAACTATAATTAAATCCATTCTATTACATCCATGTACCCAATCCAATGGTGAATGCGTTGTTTCAATTGCGGCAGTAATACCAATGTTATAATGTCCTATTGGTTGAAACTCATTTGGTACCGTTACCTGAATATAGATATCAGGCTTTTGTTCAATTTTTGGAATAATGTTATCTACTACCCATTTGTGAAATGGTTTATCATAATTAAGAGAATCCATTGGAGTATTTCCCCAACGAGTACTGATTACTTTAATATCAAACTTATTTAATTTGTATAATGAATGCAACAAATCTCTCGCGTGGTCACCATACCCACTTCTTGTTGCTACTGGTGCCTGAAATACTAATGTTGGTTTCATACTATAACTCTATTAATTTAAATTTTTGTTTTGGTTTCCAATTTGCAAATGCCCCATCCATGCCTTCAACTAATGAATCACACATTGCTTCTCTACTTAATTTACCTTCACCTAAAAAGTGTTTTCTACCTTTCAATCCGGCAGCTTCTCTATCTTCTTTTGGCATTTTATACCAATCCATAATTAAAGGACTGATATCTTCAAAATCAACTCTATCGTCAAAAATGTATGGAGTAGGAACCGAACCTGTTGTTGAACGAACTGGCCAGATTGGTTTAACCCAATCTCCCCAAACTACACCCGCCTTTTTATGTCTATCGTGTAAAGAACCAATTTCAACATAATCTTCAGCGGTTGCCAATTTACCGGTACCTTTATCTCTAAATCCACATTGGTCTTGTAATCCACCGGTGACAGTTACAATAATAGGAGTTCCAGCCATTACTGATTCTGCAGTTGCCAATCCAAATCCTTCGTTGGATGCAACATTGATTGTTACATCACCAATATTATAAAGATAGTTCAATTGTTCTTCGGTATATCTATTTGGTGCAAATACTACATTTGTTTCAGGTGAGCAACATTCTGCAATTGTTCTTGGTAAATCCGTTCCATGTTCTTCCACAGGTTGTGTATGCATCAATAAACATACTTTATCTCTATGTTCAGGTGCCAATGCTTCTACAAATTTATCAAATGCTAAAATAACATCAATCGGTTGTTTTCTACGAATGTTTCTATTATTCCAATACAATACAAAATCATATTCTTTATCGCCAAAAATTTCTTTTTTGAATTCTTTAGGAACTTCAATTGGTTTGTATAAATCCGAATTGATACCATGTGGGACATAACTTACTTGCCAATCTGCTGGCTTTTCCCAATGTTTTTCCTTATCCCATCCCCAAACTCTACGAGTAATACCATATGTTTGCTTTGAAATACACCCAATCCAATCACAACTTTCGTAATAATTTCTATTATATTTTGGGTCTGGTAAATCATCCCAAATGTGATAAAAGAATAATGGAACCGATTGTCTAATTTCATGCTCAATTTCATATAACCAAATCCAATATCTTGGGTCAGTAAAGTGTAAGATTGCATCAGGACGTTCTGTCATTAATAATTGTCTAATTATATCCGGATTTCCATAACCATCAAATGGGTATATTTTAACACTTGCATCTTTTACGCCAGTTTGTTTTCTAACATCTTCATTTAAATCCAATACTCTACCCGCTTCTGGATGTTTGATTGCTGCTCCTAATTGAACCCAATCATATTTATCGACTGTTCCTAATACTAATTGCTTAGAAACATTAGCAATACCACTTGCCATTCTTAAGTCATCTGATAATAACAGAATCTTCTTTTTTGCCATAACTTATTTTTAAAATATATATTGTTTAATTTAAATTTTTTAATCCTCTATCACATATTCCTCTATCAAAAAACTCACACCATTCACATAGTTTGGTTGCGTTCTTTGGGAATTCTATATCGGTTCTATAATTACCATCTTTGTCAAATACACTCTCTACAAACTCGGTAAAACCCTTCCAGGCCTTATTCACCGATACCTTACCATTTGCAGGTATATGTTTACTAATTCTATGTGTTGGGATATCCTCTCTTACTTCTACTTTTCTTTTCAATATGATAAATTCAACATCAATCACATCTTCGGAAATACCAATCAATTCGGCATAGAACTTTTTGTATAAAAGAATTTGTGCACTTTTAACTGGGTCTGATTTTTGATATTTACTCCAACCTCTTGTAGAAGTTTTAAAGTCAATGATTCTATATCTGCCTGTAAAGGTATCTCTGATAATCAAATCTATAAAACCCATAAAGTTTACATTCTCCGAAATCTTTGTGTTTATGGGTTGTTCAATTGCTACCAACTCATCGTGTTTTAACGAAAAGAATTTGTTAAAGTTTTTGGGTTTTTGAAACCAATCTAATAAGACATTTCCATCTTCTAAAAACTCCACCATTTCTTCTTTGGTGCATATTGTTGTATTGCCTATTTCCCCCTCAGTTTCTTTAAGATACGAATCTCTCATTCTTTCTTTTAGATATTCCTTTAAGTCAATCATTTTGTCAGCTTGTGACTTTGATATTCTTAAACACTTCTCCAAATAGTTTTGGAGTGTCTCATGCATTGCAGTTCCAAAGATTGAATGAATATTTGATGATGATTCACCTAACTTATCTATGTATGCTAATTTGTATTGTTGTGGACAACTATGCCACATACTATATTGTGAAAATGATACTCTTGCCATAATAACTGTAATATAAGACAAATAATTGGATTTACCAAATTATATCTTAAGTTTCAATTTAGTTATTTGTTTTTTATCTATACCATATTTTTCACAAACATATTTCATATATTCTCTACCTTCTCTTGTTGAATAAAGAACTTCTAAATACTCAATTGCTTGGTTTTCTGAACAATCATATTCTTTCTTTAGTAAGTCAACTATGAATTGTTCGTATTTATCTTCTGATTTTCCTTTTATGTATTTTAAAAAGTATTTACCTTTTGGAATAACACTAATATACAACTTATACATTTCTTTTGGTTGTAGAGTTTGTGTTAAAGGCAATAGAGATGCTACCAACTCAACCCATTCAGGCTTCATTGATAGAAATCTATTTATCATAAAATTACTCCAAGTCTTAACATCCTCATCGGATAGTTTGTCAAAATACTTTGGGTCTTGTATGGTAGTTATTGCATTGATATGGTCAAACAATTTTGCTGCCATTATTCTGTAATTTTTGTATCTTGCAATTCTTGTGGCAATAAATCTTGTAATGGTTTACTACATTGTGTGCAAATATACACTTCAACAGGTAAAACCGTATCTTTTGCACCACCTGTAAGTAATCTACTTACTTTTTTAAATCTATACCCTTGCATAAACATATTATTGCCACATTCGCAATTCATGTCTCTTGCATCAGTTAACTTAAAATTAACTGGTAATTGTTGTCCTTGTTCCATTTTTTTATTTTATAATGTTTAATATTTGTATAATTGTTGACATAAATACGATTTCCTTATCTACTACTAATGCATCTTTTGAAAGACCATCTGCAATAGTTAAAATCACATTTGCAACATTTCCGGTTGCGTATTCATCTACTTTGTCGTATAACATTGTATACATTTCTGAATAGTCGTTTAGTTTGTTATCAGCTACGGCTTGTCTTGTTGCCATAAACACATTTCGTTTTTCATCGTTTGATTTCAATAACTCAATAAGTTTACTTGCAAAGTTTGACTCAACCATAATTTTGTGGTCTACTTTCAATTCACCTTTTGCAGATTGTAATTGACAAGTATTAAGTATCCTTCTAATATCTGGGTAATATGAATTAATCACATCAGCCATATTCTTTGGTTCATACTTAATCTTTTCAGCATCTAATATCTTTGCTACCTGAACTGCTACATCCTTTTTAGTCGGTGGAGTGATTGCGAAAGACTGACATCTACTTTGAATAGGGTCAATGATTTTCTCAATGTAATTACAGGTTAAGATAAACCTACAATGCTTACTGAACGTTTCCATTAAGTTTCTCAAAATCGCTTGTGCTCCCGGTGTCATATAATCAAACTCATCTAAGATGATTACTTTGAAACCTGCAAATCCAACCGATGATGCGAAGTTCTTTACTTTTGTTCTTACGGTATCCACATTGTTTTCATCTGATGCGTTGATAATCATAAAGTCACATTTGATTGTGTTTACGATTAACTTTGCAAGTGTGGTTTTACCCGTACCTGCTTTTCCGTATAACAATAAATGTGGAATATCGTTTGCATCTAAATACTGCTGAATTGTTTCTTTGATGGTTTCATTACCAACATAGTCAGCAAGAGTTTGTGGACGGTATTTCTCCACCCACAAGCTATGTTCTTTTTTATTGTTTTCGTTTGCGAAAAAACTCATATTATTTTCCAGTTGAACCGAATCCGCCTGCGCCTCTTTCGGTGTTATTTAATTCTTCTGCTTCATAAAATACTACCGGTGGATGTGGTATAATCATAATTTGACAAATTCTATCACCAACCTTGTAATTGTCCAATTCATCATTAGTTATTCCTTGAATTTTCTTAAAGGTAGCTTGAATTTCACCTCTATAACCACTATCTATTACACCCACCGAATTACTTAATTGTAAACCAGTTTTTCTAATAGATGAACGGGGGAATACTAATCCTACAAATCCCTTTGGAATTTCCATTGCAATATCCGTTCCGTATGTAATAGAATCCAAAGTTTCGTTTATGATACGGGTTGTTACCATATCCATACCGGCATCTCCATCTTTTGCGTAAGTTGGAATTACTGCGTCTGAACTAAGCTTCTTTACTTTTACTAACATTCTCTCTTTCTTTTTTTGTTTCTTCACTAATTGGTCTTGGGAAAATTCTAAAAGACATTCCATTTTGTTGGAAGTTTAATCCCTCACCATCTTTTGGTTGTAATTGTAAAACCAATGGAGCAGGTTCTTCACCTTCGTTTGACCATGCAAATACAATTGGTTCATTATTGAAAAATTGAAAACACCATTCTGCGTCTTGAATTGGTTGTGCTTCTGGAATATTTACTTCTTCTTGTGGGGATAATTCATAACCAACTTCCGTTGGGAATAATTCTAATTGTTCTTTACTCATTTTTATTAATTTGAAATTTCTACTAAATAATATTTACATACAAAATCATCAATTTGAAATTCAACATTTGATAAACCATCTGTTGAAACTTTTAATTTTGCTGATGTTGCTTCTTTGTTTGCTGTTAAGATTTCTTTCAAATACTTTGCAGAGAAAGAAATTGGTTTTACAGTTTCTGCGTAATCTTTTTGTGCAGTAAATGTAACTCGGTTTGTAGAGATAGAAGAATAACCAATTGCCATCTTCAAATCACCACCTTCAGTAAAGATTGTGAAAGTATCTACATCACTCAATGCACCTTTTGCTTTGATAAACTTGTCAATCATATTAGATGCCATATCAATTGAAATACCAAAATCAGGTAATGTTTTCAAATCTGGTACAGGTGGAATAACTCCTAAGTCTGCTAATTGATAAGATGTTTCCGTTTCATCGGATGATAATTTTAATGATACTGATTTATCACCTGCTTTGTCAACTTTTAATGTTAAATCGTTGTCCAATACACCAATCATATTTTTTAATAATGATGTTGTGTAAATACCCACATTCATTGGAGTAGAAGTGTAAGCATTATACTCAACCTCACCTAATAATGTTTTGTCATCTGAAATAAATCTAACTGATAACTTTGTTCCTTCAGCGTTCCACGCTACTGATTCAATAAGTCCACCTAGTGAATACTTTTGAATGAATTTTAATAAATTGTTTTTGTTCATGTTTTATTGTTTGTTTTACTAATATACGATAAATTTTTTAGAATGCAAAGAATTTCTTTGCTGTTTTTGTATCTGCTGTGACTTTATCCCACTTTAATGCGTTATAAAAGTCATCCAATTTGTTTTCTAATTCTGCTTCAAATATTTTGTTTCTATCCACATAGGTTTCGACAAAATCCATAATTTCTTTTGGGTCATTATAATCTTTGAATGCAACTGTTTCTAATCCTAATGGATTGTCTTTAAGATATACCCATTTTACTTTATCACCATCTCTAATCGGTTCATGCTTATATGGACAATTAAAGAACTTTAATAATCTATTGTATGTTATTCCGGCTTTAACGTGTGCAGGTGTCCCTTTCTCAAAGTTTGCAACTGCGTCACCCGTTTTCCAACTGCCATTATCATATTTACTCAATTCTTTCAATGCTCCACCTTTTGCAATTGTATTTACAGGTAGTGTTGGTAAACTTTTCTTAAATGTTAATAAAGTATCATCTATATATTCATTATCTTTACCCATTAAAATATCTTTCAACATTGTAGACATAAACTTTTGAAATGCTTTGGGGAATGAACTTCTAACTACATCCAATCCTTTCACATCCAATTTATCACATGGTATTCCGTTTTTCAAAATCATCCATTGTGCATATCGTTTCTTTGCTACCCAAAATCCTGCTTTACTGATGTATTCCTTTTTAATTTCAAATCTATGTTTGTCTTTTGGAATAAAGAAAAATCTCTCTGCCAATAAATCGTAGAATGAGTTTAAGAATGTTTGTGTTTCGGTTGCAATATTGTCTACCTCAACTGCCATCCTCTTTTCATCAAATGTCTTATATTCTGGATATCTATGTTTTACCAAAGGTTCTGCCATCATATAAATTGAGTCAGTATCAATATAAACATTATAGTCATCGGTTGTTCCCAATTCTTTCCAATATTTTCTATTTGCCATTTCAGCCGTCTTTTTAATTACGACTTGTCCTGTTAGGGTCACTGCTTCTGCATTATCCACATCATAGAAACGGAATGCTGGTAGACCTAATACACCATACATTGAGTTCAAAAGGATTTTCTGAACGTGTTGTCTCTTACCATAGAACTCATATAATTCAGTATTTTTTTCCTCACCATATTTCTTTTCTAATTTACGATATTCAACTCTTTTGTTAAACCATGTATTAAGGATATCCGCAATCAAACCTGGTTTATCTTGCATATAAAGGACACCATTAGCTGCTACACCCAAATTACTATCTTTGATAACATCTGCTAATTCCTGACGGTTATATTCATACTCATCACCATCCTTACCCTTTAACTTATATGTGATTTCCTCACCTTTGATATATTGTTCTGCATCCCAATTTGAAATCTTACCAATCTTTGTTTCAGGTGAGATATTTAAGGTCATAATGATTGATGGATATAGTGATGTCAAATCCAAATCATAAATCCAATCATACTTTCCAACAATTGGTTCTTTTACATATGCTCCAATAAATTTCTCTTGGTCATTATCTCTCAAAGCCTGCATTCTTTCTCTCCTATCCGCCGGTTTGTTTGTTGCAACCATACCTTTTGTTTTAAGATATGCTAAACAAGCACCCTCTAACCATTTTGACGAAAACATATAATCTTCGTAAGGAACATATCCAGCGTGACATATAGCCCTACATAAATCAATAAACTTTAATTTCTCATCCATTGATACCACTAAGTCCACATCGACAATATTATACTCAATGAATTTTTCCAAATCATTTACGAACAAATCATCCAAACTTCCTTCATACTCCACCTTACCTCTACCCAATTCTTTTGTTGCAATATGATTGAGTGTATATGAACTTTCTAAACCAAAATTATATTGTTTATATAAACTGATGTAATCCAAAATAGATACACCACCGAATGTCCACTTTTCTCTATAAGGTGAATAGAAACATTGTCCTATTCTAGAAAGTCTTTTTGCATGACTTTCACCACATACATTTTTAATACGATTGTAAAGGTAGGGAATATCAAAGAAATCTATATTCCATCCCGTAAGAATAGTTGGGTCAATTTCCTCGTAATAATTAAGGAAAGCAAGTAAGAGATTTTTCTCGTTATCGAAAATGTGAAGAGTAACTTCTCTCCCATCTTTGCTAAAGTTTTTGGCATTATTTTTTACTGTTTTGTCTTTATCTAATACGAATACATCATAGAGTTTTGTTGCTCCATCATGTGCAGCAATTGCTGTTAATTCGTTTTGTGCTTCTCGTGTGTTTGGTAGTCCGGTAATCATTTCAACCTCAATGTCAAAAGTCAATACTCTATGTCCTGTTGAGGGAATATCACTATCGTAAATATCTACTAATACTCTTGTTGTTTCTGGAACATCACTTTCAAATAGGTCATCCGCTTCATCTTTTTCCCACTTTGAAATACGGGTTAGTTTCTCACCATTCATTGAAAGATGTTGTCCATGCGGGTCTTTCTTATATGCATACTTTCGGTATGGCATTGTTTGATACCCATTCTTGTCATCCCAAAGATGCATTAAATTCTTTTGTCTCTCGTAATAAATGTTTTGATACATATGCTATTTTATCTACCTACGTCTGCTAAAAATTTGTCTTTCATTTCCTCCCAAGTTAAACCGATTGCGTCTGCATAGAATAACTTTTCTGGTTTCAATCTGCCTTCTTCGTGTAATTTAGAATATCGCTTGATTGCTTTTTCTTTCCACCATTTGATTGTATATTCATCACCTTGTGCAAACTTTGGTTTCATTATCAATTTATCCTCATCAATTTTAGAACATAGATAATCATTACCATTCTCATACATTGGTGCAAAATATACACCTCTCTTGAATCCATGATGATATGCATCCGATTTAATTCCCAATTCTTTGAATATTTGTCCTAATATCTTTTGTTTAACTCCACTAACTGGGCCGGACTTATCTGCCGATGCTAATTCAATTTGGTCTCTATACCAATCGGCTCTATTTTCTTGTAACCAATGGTGCCATACATCATAAAACTTATCATCGGGTTTGATACTGATTTTACCTTTACTTTCACCCAATGTTTTGAAATGTGGAATACCATTGTATTGTGAATGAATACCATATAATGATGTCGTTCCAACTGCTACTAATGTATTTTTGTATTTATCTTTCCACTCTTGTCTAAATGTAGGTGAGGTTGTCAATGCTGATACCAATTTACCACCTAAAAAGTTATATCCCAATGGTTGAGTTGCGATGATTGATGTTCCAATTGCCGTACAGTTTAATTTACCACCATTGAACTTATCCTCCTTTGTCCAACCAATGAATTCATCTCTAACACCCAATGAGGTAATATCACTACCTAAACTGATAACACCTAATATTTTTCCACTAACTCTATCCTTTACATATGCTTTAACATTACGACCTGGATTCGGTGTAAACTCCATTGAACTGATTAACTTTCTAACATATGTCCAACGAGTTGCTTCATCACCTTCCCCAACTAATTCAACATAGGGTTGCATCTCTTGGATTTCTTTGATTGTTTCCTCTTTGTCTAATAAGTCTTTCGGTTCCCAAATCTTATCATATTGTTGGTGAAGTGCCGGCAGTAATTTCATACTTGCATGCAAATCTTCATTCCATTCTAACCACTTCTTATAAAGGGTTTGTTCTTGCACCGTCATTGCGAATAAGTAATCTAAGTTTTCAATTAACTCTCTTTTACTTCTCTCAAAATCAAATGCGTCTGTCTTTTTTATTTCCGTTCCTGTGTCCCAAAATTTCATATGTCTAATATACTTAAATTATTTGATATTACCAAAACTTTGTCTTAATATCGGTTTCAGGCTCTATCGTTGTGTGATGTTGAATTGCTTTGTTAAATTCCTGTGTATTTTTAGGATAGGGTCTAATTTCGTGCTTTAATCTTTTCTTTAGGTCTTTCTTTTCTTTTTTATCCTCTCCTATAATTTGTATGTATCTATGTTTTGGTGGTTCTTCCCTTCTCCAAAACTCTTTATAACCATCCTTTCCAATTGCTGCTCTTAATGCTTCTAAATTACCACTACCCCACATTGAAAACACAGTTCTACTATGTATCCATTTGTAAGGGTCATTTGAAAGTGATATTCCGTAATTTGGCATTAGTGCAATATCGGTATTCATTCCTTGATAAATCCAATTGGTTGCCTGATAAATACCTCCTAAATGTTCTTGTCCGTTATCTGCGTATGATATTAAAACTTTGATTGCTTTATCATTCTCTCTAAACCACTTAAACGATTGTCCTAATGCATATGACTCAATATTTGAACCATATCCATCATCACAATACAATCTTGTCAATTCTAAAATGTTATCTTTGGTTAAACCTTCACAAACTGATGTTGATGCTCTAGCTCCTACTGGAAAACCATAAACTAAACATCCTATAAGTTTATGATTATCACCAACTGCGTTTGACTCATCCGTTCTATAAAATATTCCCAATGCGTATCTACAAGCCGTCCATGCGTGCGTATAGTGTTTCTTAACTATAATCTCTTTCGCAACTGCCGAACTGATTTCTCTAATTGATACTCTACTTGTATCACAATATAACTTATTTAACTCTTTCAATTGGTTCTAATTTTAATATTTCTTCAGTATATTCCTCTAATGTTTTTGGATATTGATATAGAGGATGTTTTATTCTTTTCAACAATTCCTTTTTATCTTTTTTATCCTTGCCCAAAATGTAGATATACCTATGTTTCTTTGGTTCTCTTTTTACCCAAAATGGTTTATCAATAAGTTCTTGCAATTTGAAAGGTGAGGTTGTTCCCCAATAAGGTGCCATAGTTCTACCATGTATCCATTTACCACCTTCTTCAAAACGAAAAGACCATGTGTCATTAGGTCTAATACTTGTTCCTTGATATAACCAATTTGTTGCCTGATATATTTGTCCTTTATGTCCTTGCACAGGGTCGGAGTATGATATCAATGCTCGTATTTGTTTTGCGTTTTCTTTTAACCATTCAAAAGACTTTCCGACAAACCAACTTTCAATGTTACAACCATATCCGTCAAATACAAAAAGCCTTACCAACTCCATCACTTCCGTTCTATCTAATGTTTCACTTATAGAAGCTCCACAATGTCTACCAATTGGGTCACCATAACAAATCACTCCAATTAGTTCCTGATTTACTCCACCAAAGAATTTATGTTCGGTGTCATTTTCGTAGAACAAACCTAATGCGTAACTAACTTTTGTCCATTGTTTTGAATAATGATATTTTACTATTATATTCTTTGCAACTGACTTTTCTATTAACCTTACACTAAACTTGGAAGTATCACAATATAACTTATTAGACTCTTTCATTATTTTAATAACTTATCTTTCCAATCTTTTACTAATGGTTTTATAAATACTTTTTTTATTGGTGATTCCGTAACAACATAGTGTTCTCTACCTACTGCATATTTTGCAATTGCAGCTTCTGGATTTGTTCTAGCCAATTCTCCTCTTGCAGAAGTTTCTTTTTGCCACAATAATACAGGTGCTTTTTTAATTGAGTTTCCCAATGTTTCACCGACCATAACCCAATTATCAGCTAAATAAACCGCACCATTTCGTTTGTTATCCGAACCATCGATTAGTGGTTGAACAAATGTTTCTAACATTATTAACTCATCACCATATTTTTCTTCCCATCGTTTTGCACCTTCTTCTCTTAATAATTTAAGTGCCATTGTTCCGACATTTTTAATACCATTGTCAGGAATTAAACAAAATCTATAATTGTTAGCTACTTTGTTTGAATTTCTCAATCTAATTTCTTTATCCCAACCAATCCATCTATCTCTTACACCAATTGCTAATACACATGAAGATATTCCTATTGCACCTATTGCTACACCATCTGATGTTCTATAAATTAAATAATTAATTCTTCTCTGTGGAACATCTTTATATTTGACATAAGAATGATGTGTATTAATTATATTTCTAAAAATAGTCGTATGTTCCGTATTGCTACATTCTTGCAAAAATATTGGATAATCGTAAGTTTTACTATAATCAAAAAATGATATATTATCTCGTACTTTCATAAGGCCATTTAACCATGTGTTTCCACGTTTCGTTTGTAACTATTTTTTTAATGTTTGCAGGTGACACTTTATAGTTCCTAGCTATTACATTAATATTTCTATGACCTATTTTGTATAGTTCCCTAATTTGCAAAACTTGTTCTTCCGTAAGTTTATGCATTGGATGTGCTTCACCTCTTAACATGACTCTAATATAACTAATTTTTTCCACAATACCAAATTTACTTTACTGCCTCATTGATTGCATTGACATATGCCATTTTAGATGAAAGTCCTGCAAATCTTTGTAACTCAACACCATCTCTTTCGATGATTACCGTTGGAACCGAACGAACTCCGTATTTTTCTGTGATTTCACTATATTCATCAATATCATATTCTTCAAACTTTACATTTGAAAAGTTTCCTTTGATTTCGTTCATTACCGGTGCCAAAGCTCTACAAGGGCCACACCATACTGCCGAGAATTTTTTAACTGTTACCATTTTGTTTTTGTTTTATATTTTTATTTCCTTTTATACCAACTGGAATATATGGACAATGACGGCACCCACTCCCACAGCAATCACCTCGCTTAAGGTGATACTCAGGAGTGAACACCACTTTACCATTTTCCAAATAATATAATTCCTTATCATCTTTATTTAACTTCACACGCACCTCCTGCACAAGCTACCTCACCCGATAAATCCGTATTATCTTCGATTTCAATAACTTTACTTAAGTCGACTTCGGTAAGTGTTTTTAATAATTCTTCATATTTTTCTTTCGTGCAATCTTCGAATGGTGCTTGAATATAAGTTCCACCATCGTAAGGTAATACCGAAAGTCCATTATAAAATTCTTTATTTTCCCACATCCACTCTCCAACTGCATCCCACTCATGTTCTCTAATTGAAACAGTTGCAGATACATTGTGTGTGTTGTTTCCTGTTCTATGACCTGGTTTAATCCATTCACCATGTACTTTTTTAACTCTCTCTAATAATTGAATTGGAGATTCAGTTCTAAAAATTGCATCCGATGGTGCCTTTTGTGGAATACCAATTACTGCGGTATCATGTGGTCTAAAATATTCATCTTCTACTAATTCTGGATGATTTAATAATAAGTGAGAATAAATTGCTTCGTTCTTACCTACTCTTACTCTACGAATATAGTAATCATTATGCCAAGCGTGAATGCCCGAACTGGTTCCTAATGTCAATGATGTTGTTCCTGCCGGTTTAACTGTTGTAGTTCTTGCAGATGGATTGATACTTAACATATCCGCCACTCTTGTATTTTCAACTTTCACAACTTTTGCTGCTTCTTTCATATTCATTTTCAAAACTGCACCACTTCCGATACCTGTCATAGATACACCAATAAGTGCGTCCTTTTCAGTTGTTCTTTGCCAGATTGGTCTTAAGTAATGGAAATCAGTATAACCCGCTTGTAATGTTCCAATGAATGATGCTGCTTTAACTCTTGCGTTCAAATCGTCTTGGTCAACTACATCACTTACATTTACTTCACATAAATTACAGAATTGGAAAGGTCTCAATGCAATCTCACAACATGGATTAGTTCCCCAATCTTTGTCGTTTGATAAGTAGATACCAGGTTCACCTGCTCCACTTGCTTCAATTCTTTTCCACAAATCCATAAAGTAAGGTTTGTCAATCTTATGTCTCATCAATACTGCTGAGTTATTTGCTCTACCTCTTTGTGGATTTGTTTCCCACCAAGCTCCACTCTTACAACTAATCATTTGTTCGTCATTTGCAGAGAACAAAGAAATTAATGCAGCTCTTCTAATACCACCTGCCAATACTGCATCTGCAATATGACAAACCATATCATGTACTTCCAATGGAGATAATTTATCGCCATCTTTTTTTGCATCTAAAATACCTTCTAATTTAATAAGACATTCTTTTAGAGGTTGAGGTCCTGGTGCTTTACCACCTGATGTAATTAATCTTGCTCCTTTTGCTCTAATATCTCTAAAGTCAAATTGTGGTTTACTTCCGCCAAAGAAATATGCTTTAACCAATACTGAAATTGAATCTGCCCATCCTTCAATAGAATCTCCAATAAGGAATCTACGAGTTTTGTCTGCATTTGGTTTTCTAATTTCAGGCAATGCTTCAACGTGATGTTTTTGAACTGAATAACCAACACCTGTTCCACCTAATAGTAAGAACATAATTTCAGAAAATACTCTCCAATCATCTATTGGTGCAAATGCACAATTGTAAATTCTATTTGGTGACATTTCAATCGGTTTACCTGCGAACTGCATTGAACGCATAGATGGTAAACACTTCTTATCATATACGAATTTGTAGTTATCTCTAATCTCTTGTTCTAATTGTGGATACTTTTTAATATGCATTTCCATATTTCTTGTAACCAATTCCTCCCACGTCTCTCTCCTTTGTAATTCGGGTCTGTATTTTGCATACTTCATATAAACCGTAATTTCTGAAAGGATTTTGTTTGAAATGTCCATTTTGTTTGTAAATTTTTAATTTTAGTTAGTAAATATTTTCCCCTAAAAAGTGGGAAATGTAAAGATATATATGGACTAGACTACTGTTATACCCCATTTTCTTTAGTTAATTTTAGGTTTTTTCAAAAATATTTATTCACACTTTTTTTAATTTTTTTATACTTATCCCATATTCTCCACATACTTTTTATGTAGGAGTTTTTTCTCTAATCCTTCACCACTTTTACTATCTCTAGTTGATGCCATACCATCCACCGATGTTGCTGCAAATACATCCATTGTACCTGTAAAGGTGTCAATTTTTGCAGGAAATGTTAAACCATCAGGACCAAATCTATTTTTGACAATATGAATACGACCTGTGTTTGATAACTTATCCTTTGTTTTTCTACTAACCGACATAATGAAATCTGCAGTTTGAACTTTCTTATATGAATCACCTACCGAATCTGCCCCAATAACTTCGTGGTCTATTGCTGCTCTATTGGTCTGTGTTGCTGTCCAAATCGGGATAAGTGTTTCACCACTCAAACCTCTTAACTCCTCATATATCCCACCTAATTCAGCATAAAGACCATCCCTGTTACCATTTCCACTCTTTAATAAATCTGCGTAGTCAATAATGATAAGTTTTGGTTTGAATCCGGTTTGTTTTATCTTTTCAATGTGAGCTGCAATTGTTTTAGCAGATGCAAATTGTGGTGGATAATACTTAATACGAACTCTACCTGGAACTTGTTTTACCTTTCTGATAATCTCATCCTTTCTATCTTTCTGGTCGGTTGTTGGAATACCCGTTAAAATTGTGATGTATCTTTGTCCTACATAACTTTCTGATAATTCCAAAGTATAATGTATTACATCAATACCCTTTTCCAAAGCAGAACATGCTATTTTAGATAAGAACCAACTTTTACCGATACCCGATGGAGCCATTACTACACCTAATTCGCCGGGACCTAAACCACCATCCATAAGTTCATCAATTACTGACCAACCCGTAGGACACGAATCTCGTTTGACATTCTCTAATATACTTTCAAAATCTTCAATAAAATCTAAACCCAAATCAGATTCAACACCCACTTTGGATGCCTTCATCATTGTATCTATGATTTGTTCGTATTGTCCGTTTTTGAGTAAGTCTACTGATTTGAATAGGGCTTCTTTAACTTTTTGGTTTTTACAAAATGTTAGATACTCCTTTTTTACATAAGGCATATCCTCACAACCAACCTGTAAGTAAACATTCTTTAATTGTTCTACTACAGTTAACTTCAATCCCTTATCCTCTATTGCACCGACTTTAATCTTAAACACTTCCATTGTCGGAACTGTTCTATACTCATCAAAGTAATGTTGGACTTCACCTATAATCCATTGGTTTGCTTGAGATTCAAAAAATGCAGGTTTAGTAATTTCACCAACTTGTTCTAAAAATTTTACATCCGTGATAAGTGCAGCTACAACTTTAGATTGATAACCCTGGCCATATTTGACTAGTGTATCTACTTCTTGCATTATGCTTCTATTTTATCGGTTTCTACTTTTACTTTTCTTGTTGCAGCTTTCCATTCACTTTTTGGAATGAACTTCCACTCACTCGTTGCATTATTGGCATCTTTATCAGATACTCTAATAATTTTTCCTGTTTTATTACTTTTAAGACACTTCATTGTTGACCTCCATGTTTTTATGTTATCTAATAACCATTAATAATTCTGATTCTCTAAGTAAGATGTATTTGTTACCACCTACTTTAATTTCTACTCCTTGATGATATGGTGGAAGGATTACTTCATCACCTACTTTTACACTCATTGGAATTGCTACTCCACTTTGTGTATAGATTCCGTCACCTACGGCTTCTACTTTTGCTCTTTTTACATCTTCCGATTTTGCACTATCTGGGATAATGATACCACCGGCAGTTTTTGATGCCTCTGCTTCTAATTCCGTTAAAAGAACTCTGTCTCCTAATGGTTTTGCTAATTTGTCTACTGACTTTGCCATAACTTTTTGTTTTTAAAATTTTGCTATATGTGAAAATGTTGATTGTAACCAGTCCAACACATTTGGGAAACCTTCTAATATTCTATTCTTCAAACCATACTTTAAGAAAGTTTGTTTGTCAAATTTGGTAGTAGGTTCGTTGTATCTATCCATAATTTTCATACGGAGATTACCACTAAATGTTGGTTCTGCTAACTGCATCAATTTACGATTTCTTTCGCAAATTTCCAAATTATCTAAGAATAATTCGTGTGCTTTTGATTTTTTTGTTAATGTGTTTACATAATTAACCATATCGGTAGTATCAACTAATTGGTGTTCCGTTAACATTGGAAATGCTTTCATAATCGATTTAACACCCAATCCACTAATACCTTCTACATTGTCGGATTTGTCTCCGTCAATCATTCTGAAATTAATGAAATTGTGTGGATGAATACCAAATTCTTCTACTACTTCTGGAATATTGTAAACTTTCTTTTTAGATGGTGAATATACACTCACATCTTTATTTACCAATTGAAGGAAATCCTTATCCGTACTCATTATCACAACCTTTTCGTTTTCTTGTCGTAGGGTTGTTGCAATATACGCCATAACATCATCTGCTTCAATTCCATCGTAAATCATAATAGAAACAGGTAATGATGAAAGCAATTCACCCAATGCAGACATTTGTCTTTTCATTGATGCACTTTCTTCTTCTGGATTCATTTCAATAGATGCGGCACGATTCAATCTCATTTTGATTTTGTTCTTGCCTCTCTCTGATTTGTAACCAGAATATATGTCTTTTCTACTTTGTGAACCACCTTTGCCGTCAAAAACAACGACAACTCTTGTGGGGTTAATTGTGCGGATTGCAAAGCCGATACTTTTTAAAGTACCGACTATGCCTCCAATATGGTCACCATTATCGTTAAGATTAGGTGCAGTTGACCAAGAACGAATGAAGGTATTAAGACCATCAATTACTAAAGTTTTAGAGTTGCGTTGCAAATCTCCAAATCCTTTATGTTCTTCATCTATTTCTTTTAGTATATCTAAATACTTTTTGTTAATCTGACTCATTTGCTTCGTCCGTTGTTACTTCAACTTCATCCGAATTGGAATTGTTCTTATATAATAATATTGTTGCCTCACAAATCCTTACATAGATTTGGTCTTTTAGTTCTTGATTTTCTAACATCTTTGGAAAATCCTTTGATTGAAACTTCATAACTTCACCACTATCAATGTCGATGTATTCATACCAAGCTCCTGCTTGCTTTACAATTTTGGCGTCTTTCATTACTGATAACCATCCACCATAATTGTCAATACCTCTATCAAAGAATATATCGAAATCTGCGTGTCTCAATGGTGGGCCCATTCTGTTTTTAATAACCTGACAACGAACTTTGATACCTACGATTCTATCACCGGCTTTAAGTTGGCCCATATTCTTTAATCTCAATCTAACCGAAGCATGAAATGCAAGTGCTTTACCACCGGATGTTGTCCAAGGGTCACCGAACATTGCGTTCATTTTCTGTCTTAATTGATTTGTGAATACTAATGCAATTGATTGACGACCAATCATATTGGTAATCTTTCTCATTGCTTTTGAAATGATAATTGCCTTATCAGTTGCGTAACCATCTTTATCGTAATCGGCTTCCATCTCTTTCTTTGAAGATGCTGCTGCTACTGAATCGACTACAATTGTAACTAATCTATCTTTGTCTCCTGTTCTAACCTTTTCAATAATTGTTTCACATGCTTCAAAAATACCTTCGACGGTGTCAACTGAAACATATAATAGTTTTGAAATATCTACTCCGATTGCTTCTAAATATTCTCTACTTACCGCAGTTTCGGTATCAATCAATACGGCTACTCCACCTTTACGTTGTGTTTCTGCAAGAATATGGGCAGAGAGCAGAGATTTTCCACTCTGCTCTAAACCCGTAATCTCACATATACGTCCAACAGGGAAGCCACCATAAGGTCTATTAGAGATTGCAACATCCAACATAGCATTACCAGTTGAAATCCAATCTTTAACATTGGTAGGAGCATCACCACCTTCATCATTTAGAAAGTAGGCAATCTTACCATCCTTATTTTGTTTGTTTAATGAATCAGCAAGAATACTTGCTAAATCCTCTTCTCTTTTGGCCATTGTAACCTAATTATTAATTGTTAAATAAATCATCAAATGCTGATGCTACATCATCTTTTTGTTTAGGAGCTTCTTCCTTTTCCCAAGGTAAGTCACCACTAATATCAGATGTTCCACCTAAGTCAACCATTGGTTGTGTTGGAGTTGCAACTACTGCTTTTGGTTTTGGTGCTTCTAATTCCTCAACGATTTCATCATTAACTGCTGCCGATGGATTTAACCAATTTTCTAAAACTGACTTTAATTCTGCGTAAGATAACTCCTGATATAATTCAGTAATTTCTTTTTGACCATCTAATAATTGTTGAATAGTTTCCGGAGAATCTGCTAATTTAGATGTTGCAGGTTTAACTCTGATTGTTGTTGTTGGATAAGATGCATTAGACTCTTCTGCTGACATTACTTCCAATACGATATCTCTACCTGTGTTTGGGTCTGTAATATCTCCGTAATCAGGGTCAGCAATATATCCTAAGATATCTTGATAAACTGTCTTACCGAATCCCCAGAATTTTACTCCCTCTGATTCTTTACCTCTTACGATAACTGGTACGAAAGTTCTTAACTTTGGTTCCATTTTCTTACCTGCTTTCCAATCATCAGTATCACCTGTTCTCTTAAGTTTTTCTGCAAACTCAACGATAGGGTCAGGTCTACCAAATGACATTGGACTCAAATAAGTCTTATTGTTAATGTTGTAGTGAAAGTAAAGTTCAATGAAAGGAATGTCTTTGTTGAACTTGTAAGGAACGATTCTCACTTGAGATTTTCCGTTTGCCGGTTTAAAGATTGAATCCGACTTTTTAGTGTTGTTTTGTAAAGAGCTAAATCTCTTTAGAGCCAATGAAATGTCCATTGTTTTTTGTTTTTAAGGTTTAAAATTTGTTTTTAAAGTTGAGGTTTATATCGCGATATTCCTATATCTAAATATAACTTTTTCATCTTTTATTACTATAAATATACGACTATTTTTCCACATTACCAAATTTATTTTTGTAGGTTTTTTACCTTTCTTTCGAGGTAAAATACAGCTTTTTTGAGGTCTTCCAGTTCCTTTTGAGGGTCTTTTTTACCTGCTCTTGCAACATATTTGACTACATTGAATAGGTATGCATCTTTGTCTAATCCCCATGCTTCACATACTTTAATTACTTCATATGGATTGTCTACTCCCCCATAGTGTTGAGGGCCATTTACCATTTCTTTTATATCCGACATATAACTTATTTTTTAATTTTCTACTTTATTCCATTTTCCTAAATCACAACTACCCATAATAGGTGTAAATATTTTTTTACCTAATGGACAACCACATTCACCACATATTTCTGTAAATACTATGGAAGGTTGTTTTGATGGACAGGTTTGACATATGGTATATCTTTTACCGGCCAACATAGTTTGTTCGGGTGTTGGGTTTGCTGCACGTCTCCAACTTAGAAATATTTCAGATGCTTTATTCATATATTATTTCCAGATTTGATACCATTTTCTTTTAGGTGCAGGTTTACATAAACTAAATGGATTATCTCCAAATGACGTTGTTCCTACATATTTTGATGAAAACATATTTAAAAATACTTCGTGATACTTTTCAGGTATCTTACTAAAATCGGCTTTTATTTCTACATTTAATTCAATTGCTCCGTCTGTAATTGTTATCAATTTTAATGAATTGTAGGTTTCAACGTATTGTGTCGATTGAATATTTAAGTGTCCTCCACCTAAAAATAACTCCGAATCTTTTTTCTTTTCTGCCATAACTTATTTTTTACTATCCCAATATATTTGTCTAACTTTTTTTCCAAGTTCCATATCATTTGGGGTATCTATTATTAATCTACTATTAATTGTAATTAAATTTCTATCTTCTTTTAAATAACATTCTCTACACAATTGTCCTGCTCCTTCCACATATCCATATCTAAAATCGACATGAGTGGTTTTTAATATAGTAGTCTCCATATTACACATTATACATTTTTCGTAAAGTTCTAATTTTTCCATACCTATACTTTTTGTTTATTTAATTTATTTTGTAATTTAACAACTAACGCACAAGATTCATACTCCTCAAAATCAATAAGAACCTGTAATTGTTCTTCTAAAAGTTCTGAAAATTCTCTACTATCAATTGATAGTGTAATGACAATGATTCCTTTAATTAAGACTTTTGCAAAATCAACTCTCTTCTTTTTAGTTCTTAAACCATGTTGAATACCTTCTACGATTGCTTTTGCAAGTTCTCGTCTATTTGTTTCAAAAATATCCGAAGGGTCATCAGCCGTTATTTGGATTGGTTTATATCTCTTTCTTATTGACATAAATCAAATATAAGAAAAATATCTTAATTCTCCAAATT